AGTCGATCGGAACAGAGGTGTATGGCCACGGTTGTAAACGCCCTCGTAAGGCAGTGCTGCGAGCTATTGCGGCTGCGAGGTCTCTTGTAGATTCACCCAGCTGTGCGCGAAGGAAAACTCAGGATGCCGACCACAAAGAAGCCAGAGAAGAAGCCATCACGATCACCTACGCGAGGCGCCAGCGTGCGGCCGGGCCGAGCGTCTGAAGCACCTAACCTCACGCTGGTCCGAGGCAGCAAGGCCAAAGGGGCCGGCATGCTGCTCGAAGACAAGAAGACGAAAGCGAATCCAGCGGTGATGCGGCGAGCGGCGAAGGTCCTCGGCATCAACACGCCGAAGGCGACTGGCGCTGCGGCCGATCAGGAACTGCTCGGCAAGCTGCGCATGGAGATCGCAAAGCGCACGGCGACGCTCACGCAGGAACAGATGTTCGAGTGCGTCGAGTGCAAAGAGATCTCGACCGATGACACCGAGTTCTGCCCGTTCTGCGGCGACGAAGGTGTTTCTTCTGATGAGAACATCGCAGAGGTTGTCGGCGCGGTGCCGGCGAACGCTCGCCAAGCGACGTCGATCCCGCCGCCGAAGAAGTCGTCGAAGCCCGCAGCGGCGGAGGTCGAAGAAGTCGAAAAAGTCGAAGAGGTCGAGGCGGTGGTCGTGACACCGCCGACGAAGCGACGCGGCGTCGGCATCACTCGAACGCCGGTGCCGGTTGTTGTCGATGTCGATGCTCGGTTGGCCGAGGTCGAGCAGGAGCTAGAGGCCGTGCTGCAGCGTCTCGACGTGCTGAAAAACAGCGCGGTCGGGATGTCCTACGACGTTGGTCTCGAGCTGAAGAAGATCCGGGATCAACAGCTCTTCAAGGCGCGCGGATACACGACGTTCAAAGACTTCGCGCTCAACGAGCTGCCGATGAAGCGAGAGTCAGCGTTGCACCTCTGCTCGATCGTCGACACGTGGTCGCGCGAAGACTACCTGCAGATGGGCTACTCGAAGATCCGGCTGATCACGGCGATCACCGATCCAGTCGTGAAAGAGGAGCTGATCGCTGCAGCGAAGGGCGGCGCGACGCGCGCAGAGCTTACCGAACGAGCGATGCGCGGCAGCACCCCTCCGCCGAACAAGCCCGCGGTCGAGAAGGGCGAGAAGATCACTCTGCTCGGAAAGATCGGCGCGCGTAAGCAGGCCGTGAAGTTTCACGATGCGTCGACCGGTGAGGTGCTCGACCATGCGGGCACGTTCAAGAACTACAAGCCCGAGATCTACGGCGAGCTAGAGATCTCCGATGGCGTCTTCGTGCGTTTCGGCTTGCGCGTCAACGGGTCGAATCAGCTCGAAGGTTTGACAGTCAAATTTGTCCGCGCAGGCGACGGCGCCGAATAACCCGTGAGTGGAACTTGTATCTGGTTGGTCTGACGATAAGTACGTCTATCTAGTTGAGCGTCTGTCTGGCGACAGCGACGTTCGGGTCCGACGAGTGCGCGCCAAGTGGTCGGCGTTCTTCGTCGGGCTCGATGACGACGATCGCCACGCTCTGCAGCGTACTCGCGAAGTCATCGGGCTCTCGGTGCGAGGCAAGCACACGCGGGTCGACTTCCGGAACAAGTGGGACCGACTCTCGGTCTGCAACCGACTCGGATCGTTGATCGAGGGTGCGCGCGCGGCGGCGTCGGGCGATGAGTTTGCGCTCGGTGAGTCGATCCCGGATCCGCCTGCGATACTCGAGGCCGACGTCAACCCGCTTCGTCGGCTACTCAGTGATCACGGCAGCCTGAACATTTCGACGAATCCTCGGCTCGCGTGGTTCGACCTCGAGACCGACAGCCGGTGTTCCTTCGTCGAGGCAGTCGAGCACGGGCGCGCTCGCATTCTGTGCTGGTCACTCACGGTGATCCGAGACGGCGAGGCTGTGCTTGTCGCGAGCGAACTGCTCGAGGCCGATACCGACGCGGCCGAGCGCGCGTTGATAGAGCACTTTCTCGAGGCGTGCAGGCCTTACGACGTGCTCATGGCTTGGTCGGGCGACGGCTTCGATTTTCCGGTGATGGAGAAGCGTGCCGACAAGATGCGCGCGCGACCGGGCGGCAAGGTGCCGCTTTGGAATCGGTGGTGTTGGCTCGACTGCATGGAGCTTTTCAAGAAGCTGCATGCACACGTGCACGAGTCGGGCGAGGAAAAGATGAGCTTCAAGCTCAACTCGATCGCTCAGGTGATCGTCGGCGAGGGCAAGCGAGAGTTCGAGGTGTCGCGCACTTGGGAGAGCTGGGTTGCGGGCGGTGCCGAGCGACAGCGGCTGCTCAAGTACAACGAGGTCGATGCTCTGCTCATGCCCAAGATCGAGTTGAAAACGGGGTACGTCGCGCTGCATATCGCGGTGTGCTCGGTCACTCGATGCTTTCCAGACAGTCGATCGTTGATGGCCTCGCAGCAAGGCGACGGCTTCTTGTTGCGGCTCGGTGAAATTCACGGGCATCGATGGCCGACGAAGCAGATGGTGTCCGAGGTTGCGCAGTATGCCGGCGCGTATGTGATGGAGCCGACTCGCACGGGGATCATCGAGAACGTGCACGTCGCAGACTTTGCCGCGCTGTACCCCTCGATCATGCGCAGCTGGAACATTTCGCCTGAGACGACGCTCGGGCGCCTCGAGCCCGATCCTGCAGAGGGCAGCTGCACACTGCCGTACACCGACAGTCTTCGATTCTCGCTCGCGCAACGCGGGATGTTCCCGAGAGCGCTCGACGAGCTGGTTGCCAGACGTGCCGAGTATTCGCGCAAGGGCGACGAAGCCGAGCCGGGGAGCGAGGATTGGGATCACTATCGGCGACTGAGCGGCGCCTACAAGATTGTCGCGAATTCGTTCTATGGGATCATGGGCTCGCCCTATGCTCGCTTCTTCTCGGCGTCTGCAGCCGAGGCCGTAACGCAGACCGGTGCATGGCTGATCAAGCGAGTCGCGGCGGAGAGCAAAGCGGTCGGGCTCGATCCGTTCTACGGCGACACCGATAGCGTTCTCGTGTCCGGTGAGTCGGAGCGTTTCGCGGCGGTCGTGCGTGATCTCAACGCGAAATGGAAGCCGTTGCTGACGTCGTTCGGCTGCGTTGAGTGTCACGTCAAGCTCGAGTTCGAAAAGTCGTACTCGCGATTCGTGCTCGTGAGTGCGAAGCGCTACGTCGGGCGATACGCGGTCTTCAAGGGCAAGCCGGTCGCGAACAAAATCGAGGTCAAGGGGCTCGAGTACAAGCGAGGCGACACGATGCGCATGACACGCGCGATGCAGAAGGAGCTGATCGATCTGTTGCTCGGGCCCGAGGTGCCGACGATCGATGTGATTCGCTCGTTCGTCGCGGGTTGGAAAGAGCACGTGCTCACGGGCGAGCTGTCGATCGAAGACGTCGTGCTGAGTCAGTCGGTGAAAGGGCTCACCGAATACGCGGACAAGTACACGACTCGGAAGTGTTCCGGGCCCGACAAGCGAAAGTGCGAGTACACGTTTCCGTCGACCGATGTTGGTGCTCGCGGCGAGGATGTCTGCCCGAGATGCAAGACCGCTCGCAAGCGTCTCTCGCCTCCAGTGCACGTGCGAGTTGCGAAGATCCTAGCCGAGCGGGGCGAAGAGATCCGAGCGGGCACCCGAGTCGAGTACCTGATTGTCAGCGACGAGGGCGCCAAGCTTGAGGCGGTGCCGGCGCGTGACCCGGGCGCGCTCGACTTGATCAATCGTCAATACTACTGGACCACCCGCATCTATCCGCCGACCGCTCGCGTGCTCGAGAAGGCGTTCCCGGGCGATGTGTGGACCGAGACGTCGCACGAAAAGAAGGCGCGGCGACATCAGGAGAAGGTCGACCGCTTTCGTGGCGTGATCACGGATCTGCCGTTGTTCGCAAGCCTCGAGCCACCGGCGCAGATCGTGATCACGCTCGACGCGGATCTTGATGCGCCTGTCGACGTAGCCAAGCTCAAGAGGGTGCTCGCGACGTGTGCGGGTGATCGGTCGGTCGAGCTGCGAATGGTCGGTCGCGATGGTGTCGTCACGACTGATCTCGGGCAGTGCAACGGCGCGAAGACGACAATCGCTGCGATCGAATCACTATGCGGCGTCGGATCCGTGTCCGCAGATGCAGTTGGCAGCAATCAGTCTCGGTATGGTTCAGCGCCGACGAAAAATACAGCCGCCCGAGGTCGAAGCAGAAGCTTGTAGCCCCGGGGCCACATCTGATGATGATGCGAGCGAGGATCGCTTTGCCGGCGATCCAGAAGAGCCCGGGCCTGTGCCGCAGACCGAGCTGCAAGAGTCGTTTGCGCCGGTGCCTTCGAAGCCGGTGCCTCGCTCGGATGCTGCCGAGAAATACTCGGTCGCTCGGTTCCCTGCGAAGGCCGTGATCCCATCAAAGGAGCAAGCGATGCAGGCTGCCGCGAAAGGCGAGCCGCAGCAGAGCCCGATCCCGTCTGCGAAAGATCGGCATCCGATGCCTTGGGGGTTGGTGATCACCGATGTTTTCAACATCGATGTGCACAAGACTTATGCTCGGCTAGAGCAAGAGCTGTCGCTCGGTGACGGCGCGACCGAATACGGCACGGTGTTGCATGCGGTCGACGCGAGCGCGCGCAATCTTTACGAGGCCGCTCGTCTCGCTCGCAAGGCCAAGCTCGCGGACGAAGGTTTCTCGGTCGAGTTGGACAAGCGGCTCGAGGTGCTGCGTACGGCTGCGATCAATGCGCTCGAGGTCGAGAAGAGTTCCGGCGCGCGTAGCAAAGCGCCGACGATCAAAGACATCGACGATCGCATGCTCTCGAGCTGGCCAGACGAGGTGACGTCGATTCGAGCACGCAAGCTCGAGATGCATGGTGCCTTGCGCGCGATCGAGGCTCTCGAGCAAGCGTGGCGTGATCGCTGTCAGTCGCTGCGAACGATGGCTCAACAATTCAATCGAGCCGGCGCCTGAGCCGGGAAAGGTTTCGACATGGCTGGCGGATTAGGTATTGCGGGTTTCTTGAAGCATAGCGACAGCGTCTCGAGCGGCGGTGGTAAGTGGCTCCGCACGTGGAAAAAGAAGGGCGTCGGCGAGGTCGTTGTTTGGCTGCATACGCGCGCGACGATCGTGCCGTGCCTGAGTCACAGCTTCATGAACGAGGACACTTTCGAAGACAAGGACACCGGGCGACCGGTGCCGGTGTTGCGCTATCCGCGATTCGTCTCGCCGGATGCCGAGGTCGTGCACAAGAATCAGTATTTTCGAAACGACGATGGCACGCTGCAGGTCCCGCCCGATCTCGATCCGTTTCTGCTTCTTCGCGAGTGGCTTCGCTTCGCGGATCATCTCGCTCTCGATCAACCCATCTTCAAGTGGGAGAACCCAAAAGAGCGCGACACGATTCGGTGGTATCGCGGCGAGTTGAGCGGGCTCGAGAAGCGCGGCAAGAAGAACTTCGGGCACTCGCTCGATACGAAGTTCGAGTATCTCTATGTCGTCGTCGACAACGAGGATGTAGATACAGGGCCGGTGCTTGCGCGCGAGGGCAAGCTACTCAGTCAGAAGATCGTCGAGGTCATCAAGCAACAGCAAAAGATGCTTGGCGAGGCGGGCGGCGATCCGGCACAGCATCCGTACGCGTTCGAGTGGCGTGCCGAGGATGCCTCAAGCCCGATGAATGCATACAAGGCATTCAAGCGAGAGGATGCCGAGTTGACCGATGAGATCTGGGAAAAGATCTCGTCAGACGAGTTTCCGGATCCTGAGCCACACGGATCGGTCGCGGACGGCGACATGGAAAAGATCCGGCAGGCGTTCGAAGCGGCGGCGCAGATCGATCTGCCGCTCGACGAGATCTTCTCGGACGACCCTGCAACGCGTCGGGCTCTGTCGCGACCGGGCGGCTCTGCCAAACGAGAGCCGGCGCGGCCGTCGCGCGCGGCACAATCCCGCGGTCCGGTGAATCCACCCGCGCCGACGACGCGAGCGACCGCGCCAGCGGCTACCAGCGGCTCTAAGCCGGTTGCAGCGACCGGGGCGGCTAGGCAACCCGCGCCGGCTGCATCGCCAGTCGCAGGAGGCCCGCAGCAACGTCGTCGCAAGGTCGGGGTGCCGGAGCCCGAGCCTGAGCCCGAACCGGAGCCAGAGGTCGAGGGCGAGATGATCGGCTGCGACGATTGCGGGATCGCGATGCTCGCGACCGATACCAAGTGCCCGAATCCTGAATGCGGGGCCGAGTACGAACCGATCATCGATCCCGCGCCGGTAACGAAGCCTGCAGCTGTTACCAAGCCGAAGCCTGCAGGGGTACCGAAGCCCGCAACGGCGCCGAAGCCAACGGCGTCGAGAGGTGGGCTACCTTCAACGGCTGCAGCCGAGCCGGCCGAACAAGCGCCGAATTGTTGGTCGTGTGGAACAGCACTCGGCGGCGCTGAGATGTGCCCGAGCTGCGGCATCGATCAGGGCGACGAAATTCCGTTCATTCATAACGAGCTTGTGAGCGGTTGGGATTCGGGCGTTGGAATCGGCGGGATCGGTGAGCGATGGAATCGCAAGCGCACGGCTCGTCGGATCATCTGAAGGCGTGCTTCGTCTGCAGCAGGTCGTTGCCGCTAGATGAGTTCTACAAGCACCCGAGGATGTCAGATGGCCGTCTCGGGAAATGCAAAGCGTGCACCAAGCAGCATGTGCGGGAAAACTATCGCCAGCGACGCGAGCAGTACAGAGAGTATGAACGCGTTCGATTTCAAGAGCCGGAGCGCAGAGCCTATGTCTACCGAGCAGCGGCCAAACATCGAACAAACAACCCGATCAAAGCTCGGGCGAGAACAGCTGTCGCTAGAGCAATACGGAGCGGTCGTTTGGTTCGCATGCCCTGCGAGGTCTGCGGAATGAAAGCCGAGGCTCATCATGGTGACTACACCAAGCCGCTCGAGGTTCAGTGGCTCTGCAAGGAGCACCATTGGGCGCATCACAACGAAAGAGCGAACGGTTGATGTCGGACCTCATCAATCATCCGGCGCACTACGTGTTCAGTGCGATCGAGCCGATCGACGCGATCGAGGCGTGGCAGCTCGGCTTCTGCCTCGGCAACGCGGTCAAGTACATCGCTCGGGCCGCGCACAAGGGGCGACTGCTCGAGGATCTCAACAAAGCGAGATGGTACCTCGAGCGAGAAATCGCTCGGTTGGAAGCGAAAGAGTTGAAGGCCCATGAAGCAACGGCGCAAGAAGTCTGCGGCAGTCGATCCGATTGAAGCCGATTCGGTTGCGGCTCCACGCCGAACGCCGATCCCGTTGCCGAAGGGTTGGAAGCGGGCCGAGGATGCGCTCGATCGCGTCGAGTCAGTCTCGACGATCTTCCCTGACTTCAATCGAGCGACTCGCTGCGGCGGGTTGCCGATCAACCGCATGCACGTGATCCACGGCGAGACACACGGCGGCAAAAGTCTCTTCGTGCTTGGGTTGATCAAAAGCTTTCTCGACGGCGGACATGTGGCTGCGTACGTCGATGCCGAACACTCGACACCTCACGAGTTTGCCGAAGAGCTGATCGGCGACTTGTCGAAGTGCGAGGGCTTTTTCGGAAGTCGACCGGATACCTACGAAGACACGATCGACGCGGTCAACGAGTTCCTAAGCATGATGGTCACGCTACGTAAGACGCATCCGGAAAAGAAGGCGATCGTCGTGATCGACTCCATCAATAAGCTCACGCCAGCACGCGAGCTAAAGAACGTACTGAAGAGCGGCGGCGAAGAAGTCAGCAAGGGCCACGCGGGCCGGTATCGAGCGGCCGTCAATCAAGCGTGGCTCAACCATCTCTCGCCGCGACTCAAGCCCGCGGGTTGCGCGATGGTGTTCATTGCGCAGGAGCGTGTTGGTGCTGACGACGCACCATGGCAGCCCGACGGCGGCGTGCAGATCAAGGGCGGGCAGGCGTTGAGCTTCGATGCGTCTCTCTTGATCCGTGTGTCCAAGTCGATGCCGATGCGAGACACGACGAGCGTGACGAAGGAAGCGCCGAAGGGCGAGATCGTTGGCTGGGCTCACCGAGTGCGGATCTACAAGTCGAAGGTGGCGCACATGGACGGCGCTCAGTCGGATTGCGCGTTTCACTTCTCGAACGGCAAGCAAACACCGGCCGGCTTCGACACGTCGCGCGACGCACTGCATCTCGCGAAGAAGCTCGGTCTCTTGCAGGTCAACGGATCGTGGCTTTCGTGGCGCAAGCGTCGTTGGCAAGGCGAGATGCGCGCGGCTCAGTGGCTCTCCGAGAAGCCAGAGGTTCTCGCCGAGTTGATGCAAGAGATCGAGTCACGTCTCGCGACGAATCGTGGCGCGGCCTGAACTACAGGCGGCCGAGTACAACGAGCACGAGCACGATCACAAAGACAATGCCGAGGGCACTGCTCGGGCCGTATCCCCAACTGCGCGAGTGATTCCATCGCGGCGCGGAGCCGAACACGAGAAATAGGATGACGATGAGCAGGACCCAACCGAGCGTCGACATGCGGAAGACTCTACAAGGAAACGGGGCCCGATGAAGTTTCTGGCGATCAGTGACTTGCATCTCGACGCGGTAACGGCCGGCCGACCTCGCAGAGCCGAGGTGGTCGAGTACCTGCGAGATGCGCATGCTGCGGCGGTTCGAGAGGACGTCGACGCGGTCATCTTCTCGGGCGATGCGTTCGACCCGGGCGGGCCGCTCGAGGCGTACAACAGCGCATTGCTGATCTCGGCGTTGATGGCATTCACAGCGCAGCGGCGGCTGATCGCGATTGCTGGCAATCACGACGTGCTCGACACGTCGGAGCTTTTCGAGGGTTCGCCGATCACGACGCTCACCCCGCTGCGCGTGGCGGCTCACTATTCAGAAGACGTCGGGTTAGTGAACGTCTTCGAGTATCCATGCTTCGAAGAGATCGACGATTACGGCGTGCTCGCGTTGCCGTATGTGTCGCGAGCGCATTCCGCTCGGATGCCGAATTGGGTCGAAGAAGCGTTCGGCGCAGCGGCTCGGTTTGCAGCACTCGGCGGGCGGATCATCGTGGTCGCTCATCTCGTGATCCCGGGCGCGACGCTCGGCAGTGAGTCGATCGAGATGGCTCGCGGGCAAGATCAGGTTTTCCCGTTCGAAGCGGTCGCTGTGCTCAAGCCGGCGCTCGTGATCAATGGCCACTACCACGCTCGGCAAGAAGTGCTCGGACCGAGCGACGTGCTGATCCAGATTCCGGGCTCGCCACTGAGATTCACGTTTGGCGAGGTCGAAGACGAGCGTAAGGGAATCCTAATCGCAGAGGTCACATGAAAGCTCGCACTCGAGTGAAGAAGCCGATTCCGATGCTGATTGGCGCGACGGTTCGGTTTGTGGGTCGACCCGATGCAGGCATGCTAGTCATTCGCGAGCCCGCCGAAGTCGACACGGCCGATGTCTGCGGCGCTTACGTAAAATTCATGCCGACGATTCGCGTGTCCGAGAGAGCCTCTCTCGACTCGACTGGCATTGCGGCTCGTCTACGAGAGCGAGGCGCGATCGCGGTGGTCGTTGTGCCGGTCGTGATCGCGGATCGCGGGCCGAGCAAGGCAGACGAGAAGCGAGTGCATAAGAGTGCCGAGCAGTGGATCAGTGCGTGGCTCGATGCCGTGCGCGGTGTCGAGCGTGAGGTTGCGCTGAGAGCGCTTGCCGAAGCCATGGCGAGCGCAGATGAGGCTGGCTTGTGAGAATCGAACGACTCTACATCGCGGGGTGGATGCCGTTTGCGGGCGAGCACGACATCGTGCTTCCGGCAGGCCCGATCGCGGTCGTAGGGGAACACAACGGCGATCCTCGCCGCTCGAATCGAGCCGGCAAGACGGCTCTGCTCGAGGCGATCACGTGGTGCTTGTTCGGCGTGCATCGCAAGCGGCTCGACGATGCGATCATCAATCGAGGTGCGGACCTCTGCGAGGTCACGGTCGATCTCGGCGGGTTGGGCGTGACTCGTAGCAGAGCGCGCGGCAAGGGCTCGACGAAGCTGCAAGTCAATCTCGGCGGAACATCTCTCGTCGGCGAGTCGGCTCAAGCGAAGGTCAACGAGCATCTCGGGCTCGGGCTCGACGACTATCTTGCAACGGCGTGTTTTCGACAGGGCGACGTGGAGAGCATCGTGTCGAGAACGGCGGGCGATCGGCTTGCGCTCGTGAGTGAGTGGCTGCAGCTCGGGCGATGGGCCGTCGCGAAGAAGGTCCAGGCGGCGAAGGTCAACGCAGCCGATGCAGCACTTGGCGCGAAGCGGTCATCGCTCGCGACACTCGAGGCGACCACGCTCACCGAGGCTCGGCGACTGGAGCTGCAAGAGACCGAGACCCGGTTGACGGCCGACGGTGAGCGCGGGCAGAGGCGGCTCGCATCGATGCAAGCTCGGTCGGGTGAGGCCGCAAATGCGCGGATCGCTCTAGAGCAGCATCTCGAGATCGAGAACCTGCGAACACGGGCGGGCGAGCTTCGAACACAGCTTGCAGGCAAGCGAGCGGCCGACGGTGAGACCGAGGCAAAGTTGCGGGCTGTTGAAGAAGCGGCTCAGGCGGAGCAAGCCGCTCGCAAGTTGGTCGATGAGGTCGCGACGATCGCGTCTAGCGGTTTCGATGGCATCTGCCCGGTGATGTGCGAGGCATGCCCGGTTGCGCCCGACGTAGAGGCTGCAGTGCGCTCCAACACCGAGCTTTACGAGGTCCGTAGCAAAGAGATGAGGGCATGCAGCGCGACGACTCGCGAGCGGCGCGGTGATGCAGTGCTTGCGCGGGCGGCGTCGACGCAGCTCGATCGAGCGTCCGCCGAGTACGCTGAGATCGTGCGACGCGGTAAAGAGCTTGCTGCGTCCGTGGTGTTGAGCGTCGACGAAGCGACCGAGCGTCTCAAGGACGGCGAAACCATCGAGGCCGGTTTCGCAGAGGCGCAAGCCGAAGTCTCTGCGGCGGCGGTGCAACTCGGCAACGTGCAGCGCTTGCTTTCGGCCAGCGTTGAATCGGAGCTGCAGTGCCGAGCGTTGCGCGACAGTGTGGCGATTCTCGAAGAGTCGGCGCGCGTGAGTAGTTTGGCACTGCGCGCGATCTGCCAAGTACCGGCTGACATCGCTCGTGACGAGCTGATCGTGCTCGAGGCTGACGCGAATCACTTGCTGCAAGGCACGGGCGTCAGTCTGCGATTTTCGTGGGCGCGAGAGCTAGCCGAGAAGTCGCCAGCCTGCGACGAGTGCGGGCACGTCTTCGCCTCGAAGCGAGGCGATGCATGTCCACGGTGCAGCGCGGCTCGAGGTAAGAAGCGGGCGCAAGAGCTAGAGATCCTCTGCGACGATGGGTCGGGGCTCGAAGAAGATGTCCGATTCAATAGCGGAGGAACACGGGCGATCGTGGGCGCGTCGATTCGACTCGCGGCGTCGGCTCTCTTGCGACGGCTACGCGGCGCTCCTGCAGCTTGGGCGATTGTCGACGAGCCATTCGGTCCGCTCGACAGCGAGAACCGAGAACAACTCGCGAGAAGCTTCGCGGGCATGCTCAACAGCGTGGGTCTCGAGCAAGCGCTCGTCGTGTCACACGACATGGTTTTACTCAGTGGTCTGCCGAGCAAGCTCGTGATCAACAAGACCGGTTCCGGATCCAAAATCAGATTGGAGATGTGATGGTCGTCATTGGGATCGACAACGGGCTCGATGGCGGTCTAGTGGCACTCTCGTCGAAGGGTGTTGTTTGGATGGAGGTGACGCCGACGATCGGCAAGGGCAAGCGTTCGTTCGATCTCAGCGGCATGAGGCGCAGCCTGGTCGTGCTCAAGAGCGATGCGCGTGGCGATCTCATCGTCGGTCTCGAGCGCGCGCAAGCGATGCCGGGGCAAGGCGTCTCGTCGACGTTTTCGACCGGTTTTGGACACGGATTGTGGCAAGGCTTGCTCGTCGGGATCGGCATTCCGTTCGAGTTGGTGTCGCCTCAAAAGTGGCAACGCACGATGTTCGAGGGCATCAACCGGACCGACACGAAGGCAGCATCGGCGCTCGTCGCACAACGCTTGCGGCCTGACGTGGATTGGCGAGCGTCGCCCCGGTGTCGCAAGTCGCACGACGGTTTGACCGATGCGTTTTGCATTGCCGAGTTTCTTCGCAGGCGACTCGTTTCGGAGAGCGCCGAATGACTCTCGCTCGGATCAAGAAGCTCGGCTCGGCAGAGGTGCGCGTCGGTCGATGGCAAGACGTGCTCGCAGACGTCTTGCCGGATGTGCTCGTGTCGGATCCGCCGTACTCAGAGAAGACGTGCTCCGGGCACGATGCGGCAGACACGATGATCCGGGACGGCAAGGCTCGTCGAACGATGGGCTATCCAGCGTGGTCCCGAGACGACGTCGCGGAGTTCTGTCAGTGGTGGGCACCTCGCACTCGAGGATGGTTCGTCGCGTTCACTGATGACGTGCTGTTCCCTGTCTATCGTGAGGTGCTCGGGGATCTCGGGCGCTTCGTGTTTGCGGCAGTGCCCTCGGTGCAACGCGGCATGACGGTGAGACGACAGGGCGACGGGCATTCGAGTTGGACCACGTGGATCGTCGCGGCTCGACCGCGCACAAAGGAGTTCGCAAAATGGGGCACGCTACAGGGCGCGTATATCCTCCCACCAGGATTCAAAGAGAAGGGGCAGAAGGTCACGGGCCAGAAGACGCTATGGGTGATGGATCAGGTGGTACGCGATCACTCGAGAGCGGGGGATCTGGTTGTCGATCCGTGCTGCGGGTCGGGGACCACGTTGCTAGCGGCGGCACGCGCCGGACGAAACGCGCTCGGCTGCGATCAGAGCGAGGGGGCTGTATCGATCGCGCGAGAGCGTTTGTTCGGTACACAAGTCAGCGCCGGAGAGTGATGCAGATGGCGAGCGGTAAAGCTGTGCAAGAGGTGGTCGAGTTCGCACGGAGGTGGTCGGGCGCCGGGCCTCTCGTCGTGCAAGCGTGGGATTCGTGGGAGGCGATTGCGTGCGAGTTTTTCGGCGTGTCGGCGGCGGACTCTGCGGGCGAGATGCATGCGGTGATGTCGATCGTCGAGAGCGTTGCATTCGGTTCGCCCGAGGACGTCAAAGCTGCAGTGCGCGAGGCGCGGCCCGATGCGGTCGAGATCGCGCACGAGCTGCTCGCGCATCTGCCGCAGTTCGATGTGGTGCTCGAGGCCGAGATCAGATTTCGTGCGGGTGATCTGTGTTCGGATTGGTCACTTCAGCTCGTTGACGGGAAGTTGGTAGCACGTTCGGAATTTCGAGCGGGGCACGACACCCATTGATCGAGGTGACCATGACTGAGGACAAAGACATCGACACGCTACGGCGCGAGCTAGAGCAGTTGCGAGGCAACGCCCAAGAGAGCCCGACGGCTTCGAGTCTTGTGAAGGGGCTCGAGGATCGATGCGAGTCGTTGACGAAGGAGCTTGCGAAAGCCGACGTCGAAAACGAGAGGCTGCGAGTCGAGTCTTTGAAGGCTCGACGCGCAGTGACGCTCGCGGGCAAAGAAGCCGAGGCGAGCATTGCCGTGATCGCGGCCGAGCTGGCACACGAGCGGCTCGAGAAAGAGCGCGCGTTAGGCGAGCTGGCGCGCGCTCGATGGCTTCTCGATGGCTCGCCAGACCCGACTGCGGCAGTGGACTCCAAGACGAACGGCGCCGAGTCTGTCGAGCCTGCCTCTACGGAACACAGGTGAGCGCTCGGGTGCAAGTCGTCGCGGCGTTCGTGACGACGGGTTGGACCGATGTGTCGCGCTTGCGACTTTGGGCAAAGCAGGTGCCGACCTCGTTCTGCATCCTGCTTACCGACGATGTCACCGAGGCGAATACGGTGCTTGCGCGGCAGCTCAAGTGCTCGGAGGTCACGGTCGGGCTCATCCGGCTACCCGGGGCCTTACGATCGGCCGAGGCCCTCTGGAAGGCTCGAGTGCGGCGCGATGAGGTGATGGTAGCGGTCGCAGATGAGGTCGTTGTGTTCGGAGCCGATCCGCGCGACCTCGAGACGTGGCGGCGCGTCGAGGCGACGGCTTTGAAGACAGTGACGATTTTTCATGCTGTCGAGGGCGTGTAATCCCGGGGCCACACGATGACGGAGCGAGAGTATTGCCAGGCGGCGGCGGACGCGTTCTACCGGTCAGACGTGCTAGCGGCCGACTGGATCCTGCGAGAGCGCGATCAGGCGCGCAGAGACGTCGAGGCCCGATACTGCGAGTTGCTTGCGGCGGCGCGGGCGGTGATCGAGTTCATCCCGCTACCGGTCGAGCATCGTGCCGCAAAGGTGTTCCGCTCGTTGAGGGCATGCATCGCCCGATTCACGAACTAGAGCAGTATGCTCACAAACATCGGTCCGTCTGCGTTGAATGAAAAGTTCGTCGAGCGCGAAGAGTCGCGCGAGAAGCTGCTCGAGTTGAGGCGCTCACTCGCTGGCAAGCGAGGCGAGCACGAGCTGCTCGGCAAAGAGATCGCGGCGATGGAGAAGCAGATCGCCAAAGAGCAGCAGAAGCTGGTCGACGCGACCAACGAGGTCTCGAAGCTTCTGCACTCGGACTTGGCTGGCATCGTGCCGAAGGCACCGACGACGATCCCGCCTGAGCCCGACAGGAGGGCGACATGAGTAAGGCGCCGTCGATCGAGACTCAGCTCAAGACAGCGCTTCGAGACCTCAAGCGGTGGAAGGCGAAGGCGTTCGAAGCCGAGCAACGAGAGCGAGGTCTGCGAAGCCATCTCAAGGCTTTGAATAGCTCGTACGATGAGTGCGAGAAGGAGCGCGCACTGCTCGTGATCGCGGTGGCCAAAAAGCTGACGGATGGGTGAAACACCGAGCGAGAAGAGAAGACTTCGCGAAGCCGAAAAGCGTCACGGGCGCCGGCACTGTGTTCTCTCGGATCGCGCGTGTTGCGTCTGCGGTGAGCTTGCGGCGGATCCTGAGAGTGCGTGCCCGGGCCCGGGATCATTCGAGGCGAACGATGGATGCGAAGAAGCCAACGGCGGTCGGTGACCTGCAGGAACAACGCAAGCAACACGATCAACGTGAGGCGTGGTTCAAGACGTACCGCGCTGCGATCGCGGGCGCTGCAGGTCGCATCGCAACGAGTGCCGGCACGGTCGACGATGCCGGGGAGATGATCAAACTCGCGGGTGCGTCGGCGACGATGCTTGCGGATGCCGTGCACGGAAAACTCGACGCATGAAGATTCTCACTCGAGACGAGCAGACCTATCAGGCGATCGCGTCAACGCAGCTCTGGCGCGACATCGTGATGCGCGCCGACCGGATGAAGGTCGCGGGCGTTGGCGCGATCGATCTCGAAGCGATGAGTGATGCAGAGCACGAGCGGATCCGAGGTTGGGCGAGCGGTGGCGCTCGCATCGAGGGCGCCCCTGCAGTGATCCTCGATTACTTTGCTCGGCTCGAGAAATGAGAGGCGGCTGCGAATGATTGGCAGAGAAGAGCAAGAGCATGTTGGCAAGGTCTCGGTTGATTTCGAGCTTGCGAAGACGACGCCGGAGATCTGCGATCTCATCATGCGTGAGCGAGAGCAAGTGCGGATGGAATGCACCGGGCTGATCCTTGAGGCGCTCAGAGAGCGCGATCGTTGGGTCGAGCGAGTGCGAGTGCTCGAGGATCGTCTTTCAGCGATTCGATTGATGTGCGGGTGACCATGGTCGCGCTCGGCAGTTGCGACTAACACATCGACACATGAAACGAGAGACAGAGACGAAGACAGAGGCGCGCACCCGAGTCGAAACGATGTTGTTCGCTGAGGTGCGAGTGTTTCTCGATGCGCTCGAGAAGGCTAACCCGATGTGGGAGGACGGTGATTCGCACACGCTCGAGATCGAGGGCGGTTTCGACGGTTACGACGATGCCGATTCGTATCGGTACAGCTTTCGAGTGAAGCGCACTCAAGAGGAGGCGTTGTGAGCGCTCCGATAAACGCGCCGCTCTCGCCCGAGCATGAGCGGGTGTTGAGTGAGTGTCTTGATTTTTACGATCTGCTTTCCGACGACGAGAATGAAGTGGAGTTCGACTCGTTGTACAACTTCGTACTTGAGCAACGTGCGGACGCGGTGGTTCAGGCTGCAGATGAAGCACTGCAGCGATCCGAGGATCTGCTCTCGCGGTTCGAAGAGTTGCGCAGTCTCTTCAACCATGCGGAACAGATCGCGGGATCGTGGCCCGACCGAGACGCGGTGCGTAAGGCTCTCGACGCGAAAGAGACCAAGCGAGAGCCGACAGCAGAACCGTTCTCGGTCGCGCTACGCACCGAGTTGGAACAGCTGCGGTACACGGAGCAGCTCATGTGCGCGCTCTACGCTGAGAAGACCGAGGGCATCGCGGCTCTCGACCAACCGAGGTTTACGCCACGCGAGCTAAAGACGGTGTTGCTTGCGCGGGTGCCTGCAAACGACAACAACAATCGTGATGGAGGTCGCTCGTGAGAGAGATGAAGCTAGGCGATCGCGTGCGAGACGTTTTCACAGGATTCTCTGGCGTGCTGGTTGCGCGGACCGAGTGGCTCAACGGCCCGATCCAGCTGACGATCGAGAGCACGCAGTTGTACCGAGGCAAGCCGATCGGGCGGCAGACGTTCGACGAGGTGCGGCTCGAGTTTTGGAACGAAGACGAGTGAAGAAGAAGATCGGCAGACCGAGCCGCGGGCTCGAGGCTGTGCTCTTCATTCGAGTCGATCAACCGTTGCTCGACCGACTCGACGCGTTGCTCGAGATGCGGCGCGTGCAGAACGCGTCTCGTACGTACTCGCGATCGGATGTCGTGCGCGAGCTTCTGCAAGCGGCGCTCGACAAGGATGAGCTGCAGGCGCGCGCGTTACAGATCGCTACAGCGAGGGAGTTCTTTCGATGATCGTGGTCAAGGTCGAGCTGCATAGCGCCATCACGGGACGAGTCAGCGAGATCGCACGAGCCGAGATCTGCAACGTGGGCGGCACGCGCGATAGTGGTGAATACGAAGCTGATCTGAAGTGGCGCAACAGTGAGTTCGGCAGTTGGCTGTCCCTTGCGAGAAAAGGCCGTGTGCGTGGCTATCCTCGGCTCAGCTCGAACATTTGGGTCCTCGTGATGCGTGCGCTACGGTCGGCGTTTCCAGAGGAAACGTGACCAGCTATCAAATCAGCTTTATTCCGATGTCTTGGGCGATCGGCGTGTGGCGCAGACAGCACAAGACGACGCTCGCGATCGGACCGTTGCGCTTCTCGGTGTCGCGTGGCTTGCGCGGCTGGAAAGAGCCGGGTGGTCGATGACGCAAGACGACATCGCGAAGCAACTCGCTCTCGAGAAGAAGGCTCTCGCGTTGCTCATTCAAGCGGTCGACACCGCGCTCGGGCACGTCAACAAAAAGCATCCGAGCGTGATGGCAGCGCCCGACGTGATGAAGCTTCGAATCTACCTAGCAGCACTCAAGCTCAGACATCCACCGGAGCCGAAGACATGAGCCACGATCCAGACGGCGAGTATCGAGACGATGTGCCCGGGCGCACCCCGGCAGAGCAACAGCTCGCGATCAGCCGAGCGCAACTCGATCTGCAACAGACGCTTGCTCGGGCGTTGATCAAGTGGCTGGAAGACTCGGCGCGAGAGGTGGCGACGAACCGCGCAGAGGTGCAAGCCGAGACTGAGATGCTCAAGGCTCAACAGCCAGATCCGTGGGTCGAGGAATACCGAGAGCTGTTCCGCGAGACGACTCGCAACGATCGTCGACAAGCGCTGGCGCTCGAGAGCATCGCGGTAGCGCTTCATTCGCTCGAGACTATCGTCGTCGAGTCGATCAAGGCAGACACGGCGAGGCAAGCCGAGGCGAGTAGTTGATGTGGCCCCGGGGCCACACGGGGCGATCCGAATGACGGACAACGATGCCGAGCGCAAGCACTGCGAAGAAGCGATCTTCGCGTGCGGTGGCTACTACGTCGATCCGAATGGCGGCGCAGATACGGTCGATGCCGAGGATGCGATCGAGTGCCTGATCCGAGAGCGCGCGGCGGCGCTCGCTGCAGGCTTGGACCGTCGTGCTGCGAAGGTCGCGTGCGTAACGCTGGCCTCTCATCGACGGGTGCAGAAACAGCTTCGCGAGCTGCATCGCAGACACGAAGCGTTGTTCGCTGCAGCTGATCGAGTCGATCAGGCTTGGTATGAGGGGACGGACAACTCGACTCGGATTGCTATCGAATCGATGCGGCGGACGATGGATGCCGAGAAGAGAGAGCCGAGCGAATGACAGATCACGTCTACATGGTCCCGATCCCGAAACAACCGACGACGCCGATCTTCATGCTCGTGCTGGAGCCTGACGCGCGAGTGCTTGGCGTCGTGGCGTCGGCGTGGCACGGATGCTTTTGCTTTGTTGTGCAAGCCGAGTGCGGTGCGCCAAAGACGAGTCATCGGCGCTTCTACTTCGCGTTCGATCAGACGCTCGTCGTGAACGGGGCGAGGTACCTCGGCACGATGGCTGAAGCCGAGGTCGATCGCGATGTCATGAGCGACGGGCTCGTTCGAGACCGACGTCGCGACTTGCACGTGTTCGAGGAGCCGCGCAAGTGACCAAAGAGCAACAGCACTGCTTACTCGTCGCGATCGAATGGCTCGATCAGGCGTGGCTCAAAGACCAAATCGGCGGGTCGCTTGCCGAGCTGATCCACAGAGAGCGTTCTGCCGCTCGAGTGAGCGTCGTACAGAGCCTGCAGCCGGTGCTCGACTTCAGAACGATCCTCTTGCAGGGTCGACGCTACGTGGCCGTGTCCGACCTGCGAGAGGCCTTGCAGACGGGCTCTCGGGAGGGCTAAACCGCGATCATGACGACACTGCCCAAGCACACGGCTCGCGTGCATGCCGATCACACCGAGTGAAATCGAGAGGCGACCATGCGAACGATTCGACTCGAGTATGAAGCGCTACTCAATGCCGTGATCGACGAGCTGCAGCTCGATCCGAGCGACCCGCGATTCGCGGCGGCGCGAGACAAGCTTCGAGCGCTGGTAGCGATCGGCCTCGAGAGACAACAAGGCTACGAGCATCTCTGCAGAGCCGCTCGAGGGCGAGTCGATGGCGGGCTTGTCGTTGCCAAAGTCGATCCCGAGCAGATCGGGATCGAGTCGATTGTCCCCGAACGGATTTGACCGAGTCACCCCAACCGAGAGGAACACCCATGACCGAGAGCACGAAGACGACCGAGAGCGAGACGCACAAAGACCCGGTACCCGAGAAGACGACCGAGAAGACGACCGAGAAGACGGAACCGGCAGAGCACACGACCGAGAAGACGACCGAGACCAAACGCTAGCGCGATGCAGGTTCGGCACACGGCTCACCTCGTGTGCCGAACCGCTCGACTCGAGAGACAGCATGCCCAAGCAACAGCCGAAGTACCGACAGGGATCGACGCTCGTCGACATCCCGTTTCGACTCGAGTCAGAGGGCCAGTGGTGGGATCGCTTCTACCGCTTGCAGCTTCGCGGCGTGTCGGTCGCGACGATGGTGTGCCGAGGCATCGAGGCGATCGAATCCGAACCGGATGGAGACACATGACAGGCTTCCCCGAGGTCCATCGCTGCGACTGCTACGACACGTTCGGTGAGCCCAAGCCCGGCTGCATCTTTCATCGCACGGGCACGACACCGAGCCCCGCTTGCCTCGAGCGATGGGAGCGCTACAGCAACGCTCAGGCCCTCGAGCCCGAGTGCAACCCGTCGGTGTGTCTCGGAGAGGATTGACCCATGAAAGCTTTCATTCGACCTGCCAACGATCGCTCTCTATTGGTCAAAGCAACCGAGGTCACGAGCCTCGAGATGCTCGTCGGTGTGTTGCGCGGCAAGCGAGCGCGCATCTCGGCCGAATGCGTCGAGTTCGAATACACGCTCTTGATCGAGGTCGACGACGACGCGTCCTTCGCAACGCTCGAGTCAGCGTGATCACGACTCGCTCGGGACCTTTCGTAATGCAGCTTGCAACTCGGCCTGCAGCTCGACCGAGCGAGCCAGTAGATAGGCATTCTCTTTCTCAGCGGCCCGCGTGTGCACGCGCAAGCTCTCGAGCGCTGCAGTCAACGACTCGACCGTAGGCGCAGACGGCGCAGCATCGGCCGAGGCTGCAGAGGCCATGTCGCTTGGCTCGGCTGCCGAGCATGCCGGGCAGATGTGCACGGGGAGGGTTGCACCGTTGGCCAACCAGCATGTGGCAACGACACGCTCGCAGGCCCGGCACCGGGCCTCGTGCTGCGTGACCTCGAGAGGCATGTCCCCGAGCTTGCGCGCGCGAGCCTCGTCGATCGGGATGACATCGGCGATGTCGGCTCGCTTCGAGATCAGCGGGTAGAGATGCTCACGAACGAATGCAGCGTTGCGCCGACGAGCCTCGCCGATCGGCACGACCTCCGGATCGTCAGGCCGGCGCGCTTGCGGGATCAGACCCACGCTAGGCTCTGTGACCGTCTCGAGCATCGACTTGAGCAAAGCGATCTCGTCGATCGTGATCACAGCATGGCGACCATCGAGCATGTACCGCTCGTGCAGCGTGTCGGCGAGATGCCTGGCCACCTGCAGCACCAACCGCGTTTGCGGGTCGAGACCCTGATGCTCGACCATCTGCAATGCAGCATCGCGCTCGACTACGCACCGATCGTACCGAGCCAGTAGCATGGCCTTACCGGCAGCCAACTCGCGACGGCGTTCGAGCAACTGCACGACCGCATCGACAAGCACAACGACGCATCGGGTCTCGGGCATCGGCAGAGCCGTGAGCAAGGCGCTGGCAACAGGGAAGTCATTGAACGCACGCAATCGATCGAACGTCGCAGTCCATGCAGGGGCCGGGCTCAGAGGCAACTCACTGAAGGCAGAGAGAGCCGAGGTAAAGCGGTCGAGAGAAGCGAACACGGCCCGATGAAATGCCTCGGGCGTGGTCGATGGATGAGAGAGGGCCTCGACGAGGCTCGTCTTTAGAAAGCTATGCGCAGAACGAGCGCGAGCGAGTGTGGCCGCAGAGAGGACCGAGCCGCTCGACTGCTCGTACTCCAAGAGGCGCTCATCGGCCAGATCGAGCAAGACGTGCACGCCGTCGAGAGGGGACGCAGGAGAGGTGTTCATCCGGGCCACGTAGCGCACGAGGGCCGATTGCTCAAGTGACCTGCAAGGGGGATCGCGAGAGCCGACACAAGGGCCAGCAAGCGATCGAGAACGACCTTCAACAGATCGCCCGATGCCCTCAAGCGGCCTCAACAGATCCAGAATTGTAGCCGCACCCCGGTGAGATGAGCGAGCCTCTAGGAATGCCGATCGCAGCAATCAGTCCTGAGAGGTGGGAAGCCATCTGCGAGATCTACCAGCACCACGCCGGGCCGAGCTTGCACGCCGCTCGCGACTTGGGTTGGCCCGCGGCGAGAACGCGACGAGTCTGGAATCGAGGCTATCCGTCGCAAGGCTTGCCCCCGGTCAAGACGGTGGTCGCGTCGACGGCCGAGAAGGTCGCTGCGATCCGAGCGGGTCGAGCTGAGATCGAAGCGAGAGAGCGGGCGCAGAGCGAGGCGATGACTCGACCGAGCGATGCAGACGAGGCGGTCGAGCGCGCGGGGCACAACGTCGAGGTCGTGCAACCGGCAGAGCAACGTCGCATCGAGATGATGTTGCGACGAGAGAGCGACAGAGAGAAAGCCAGACAGGATGCGATCAAGAGTCGGTCTGAAGAAGCGGCCCTTGTCTCGCATGCCAGGCGCAACTCGCTCGCACTCAACGTCGTCACGGCTCAGATACTGCGCGGCGCGCAAGCGCTCGCAGGTCGGATACAACTGCAGCTCGAGAGAGAAGCGACGTCCGACAAGCCACTCACGATCGCAGAGCAGCTCGCACTCGTGCGACAGGCTGCAGCGATCGCTCGCTTCAACAGCGAGGCCGCAATGATGGCGGTCAAGACCGAGCGCATGGTGCTCGGCACGAGTGAGCAAGCCGAGTCGAGCGAGCCGAATGGCTCGCTCGAAGAAGCCGCGCAATGGATCGAGTCGTCGGTCAAGGCAGTGCAACGCGCCAGACAGCGAGGCATGCTCGTGATCGTCGCGGGCGAGCAGACGCCGACGGTCGCGCACGGGCGTGTGGCCCCGGGGCCACAACCATCCCAGCTACCCGAGGATGCGACCGAGCCCGACGACGATGATGATGATGAGAGCGAGGGCGAGCGGGCCGAGCTGCCGACCGCGAAGGAACAAGCCAAGCTCGGCGGGCCGAGCGACGAAGTGCTTCGAGCCAGAGTGCGAAAGCTCACGATGAGAAGCGTCTGAGTAACATGCACCCTCCGGTGTGTGTTATACTTGAGCATGATACGTCGACGAAGTCGCAAGACGGGCGGCAGCTCAAGAGTCGCCATCGCATACCTACGAGTCTCGACCTCGGATCAACGCGTCGAGCAACAGCGTGACGCGATCGAGCGTTGGGCTGCGGCGTCGGGCGTCACGGTGGTCGCGTGGTGCGAGGACATCGGCGTGTCGGGTGCAGCACCCATCGACGAGCGACCGGGCTTGCTCGAGGCGCTCGCAGCCTTGCGTGAGCACAAGGCAGGTGTGCTCGTCGCGGCGAAGCGAGACCGACTCGCTCGAGACGTAGCGACCGCGGCGGCGATCGAACGGTTGACCATTGAGGCCGGCGCTCGAGTCGTGACGAGTGACGGCCTCGACTCGAGCGACACGCCAGAGGGCGCGTTGATCCGGGCGATCATCGACGCGATGAGCCAATACGAGCGAGCGCTGATCCGAGCGCGCACGAAAGCCGCGCTGCGAGCGAAAGCCGCTCGAGGGGAACTATGCGGCGAGGCGCCTTTCGGTTTTCGCGCTCGAGAGGGCAAGCTCGTCGAGGATCCGGCCGAGCAACGAGCGCTGCGCAGCATGCGGGAACACCGAGCGGCGGGAATGACGCAACACGCGATCGTCGCCAAGCTCACGGCCGAAGGACACAAGCCGCGCGGCGCGCGATGGCATGCGACCACGATCGGGCGACTCGTCAGAGACATCTGATAACGTCGACGTCGTGACTGATGACGCACACACCCATACGCGCGCGCGCATAGAAGGCACCCCTTCGAAAAGAGGCCGGCCTCGCATACGGGTGAAACGGGCGCCAGAGCACACCCCTGCGAGCCCGGCGACAAGCCCCGTCGAACGGCGCCCCTTAGACACCCCGGTGCCGACCCTAGGCGTCGACGACAGGGCCGGCTTTGAAGGGCTGCTATCTCAGGGCACCCCTACGCTAGAGGGCGACAGCGAGGCGCAGAGGAGCCCTGATGCAGAGGGCGCTCACGACGAGCACGGCGCTCAAGGGCAGGGGCTCGGGCCTAGCGCACACGTCGGGGACACCGATGTGCGCAGAGCATCCGACATGGAGGGGGGCGGGGGTTTTTCTCCACTTTTCTCCCCCTCTGAAATGCAGCCCTGCCAATCTCCTACGATCGATCAAAAAATCTCGGAATCGGCCGATCAAAAAATCTCGGAATCGATCGATCAAAAAATTCCAAAACTAGGGGTTGAGTCGGTTGAGTCGGTTGAGTCGGTTGAGCTGCAAACCTCGGTTGCGTCGGTTGCGCCGCACGACGAAGCCCCGCTCAGCGATCAAGAAGTCGCCATTTCGCTCAAGCAACGTGCGGCCGAGGCGCGTGCTCAACTGCACGAGCTGTGTCGGCAAGACATCAACGCGTTTGCCGAGTACGTGCTCAAAGACGACGAGACCGGGCTGCCGCTAGAGCAGGCGGATTTCCATGTGCGCGCGCAGCACGCGCTGACCGAGCACCGGCAGATCGTCGTGATGTCGCATCCCGAATCGGGCAAGACGACGAACATCGCGGTGGGTCGTGTGCTTTGGGAGCTGGGGCGCAATCCGAATCTGCGCGTGATGCTGCTTTACAACGCCGAAGACTCAGCGGCGAAGACGCTCGGTGCGATCAAGCGCTACATCGAGACGAGCCGCGAGCTACACGCGGTATTCCCATTACTAAAACGCGGGTCGATCTGGAAAGACGATCAGATTTTCGTGCAGCGCTCCGCTTACGATCGGAACCCGTCGATCGTCGCGGTCGGATACAACTCGAGGCGCATCGGCGGTTCGCGTGTTGACCTACTGATCGTCGACGACTTGCTCGATGCGATCGTGACGGCGACCGAGGCGCAGCGGCGCAAGCTTTCATCGTGGGTCAAGAACACGGTCTTTACCCGTCTGTCGGCGAATGCTCTCGTCGCGTTTCTGACGAATGCGTGGCACCCGCGTGATCTCGCGCATGAGCTGATCAAAGAGCGCGGTTGGTTTCTCATCTGCCGACCGATACGCAATCCAGACGGCACGATTTCGTGGTCGCGTTGGACCGAAAAGCGACTCAAGCAAAAGCGCAAAGACTTGGGTCCGCTCGAGTACGCTCGATCGTTCGAGTGCAATCCGCGCGACGATGAGGCGCGCGTGTTTCGGCCCGAGCACATCGAGCAAGCGCTCAAAGCGGGTAAGGGGTACGGGTTTCTGTCGGGCATCGATGTGATGCCGCAAAACTGCCTGATCGTGACGGGCATCGATCTCGCGGCGGGCGACGACACGAAAACGAAGGGCGCGCGGACCGTCTTGTCGAGCGTGTTCTTTCATCCCAACCAGCAACGGCAGCTCGTGCGCATGCGCTCGGGTCGCTGGCGTGCCCGGCAGATCCTCGATCATGTCGCGGCGGTCGGGCAGCTGTTCCCGACCAACCATTGGATCGTCGTCGAGAACAACGGTGTGCAGCGTTACATTTTGGATCTCGCGCACGAGAACGGTGTCGACGTCGGCGTGGCCCTCGTGCCATTCACGACGGGCCGCAACAAGGCCGATCCCCGATTCGGGATCGCCTCACTCGCCGCCGAGTTCGAGGGCCGCCGATGGATCCTGCCGAGCGACTGCGATGCCGACGATCAAGAGGAGGTCGAGGGCCTCGTCTCTCAGCTCATCGACTACGTGCCGGAGGCCCATACAGGGGATAGACTTATGGCTACGTGGTTCGCGCGCGAGATCGGCCGGCGCATCTTTGCCCGGTTTTTCGGCAGCGGGCGTTTTTACTCGGGCTCGTCTGTACGCGCTATCGGTTAGTGTTCCGGCCGTGGTATGTGTCCCGGATGAACGCGCCGATCAAGCCCGTCGACACGAGTACACTCGAGGGGTACGTCGCGCAAGCCGCGAGCCTGATCGTCTCGCGCCGGGCAGAGACGGCCGAGGATTGGCGACTGCTCTTCATTTGGTTGCTCGGTTTCAGCTCGGGGCATGTGCTGCGATTGCGCGCGATGCTCAAGCAAGGCCGCTTGAATGATCCGGCTGCGATCGAGGCCGCGCTCGACGAGCTGCAGGTCGAGCTAGAGCAGATCCGAAAGGCGCATCTATGAGCGCCAAACCTGAATCGACGGTCGAGGCGGACGGCGGCAAGCGCACGCTCTCGATCTTTTACAAAGAGCTGCCCGATGGTCACGACGTCACGGTCTACCGCATGGCGCTCGGGCGCGCGCGCATCTGTCTGGGTTGGGTCGACGACGAGGTCAACGTGCTCGATGCGTATTGCTACGACGATCCGGCGCTTGCCTGCGTGGCGGCCGAGCGTTGGTCGGGCGAGGGCGATCCGATCGATGGCTGGACCCGACACATCAACTCGGGTCGCAGGCGAATCGATGGCGACCCGAACAAAGAGAGCGTGCGTTGGTGATGGCGCTTGGCCCTGGAAAATACGATCACATCTGCACTCGGATCATGGAGGTGTACGGCGCGGAGGTCGCGATGGCGATCGTAGTCGGCGGTACCAACGGGACCGGGTTTAGCTGTCAGTTTCGGATCGGCTCGCGCGACGAGCTGCCTGATGTCGTGAGTGCTGCAGTGCATGCGCTTCGCACCGTGGCCGACGAGATCGAGGCCGACGCATCTCGAGGATTAGCCGATGCATGACAATTGGTTCGAGATGATCGAGCTGGTGCGTGTGGATGAAGCCGACTCTAGATCAAGTGAATGAAGTGTTCTTATGGCTTGTATTCATGCGAGTTCTGCGCGGCATGCCGCCCGTCGATCTCGAGACCGTTTTACTTGGGGGATTTGCGTTGATGGTAGTCGCGTTGTCTCATGCGGTGAGATCCAAATGTTAGCGGTGAGAGTATGACGCGGCGTCAATGCAAACTATGCCCGTGGAAGGTGTCGACCGATCCGCTCGACATACCGGGCGGCTACGAGGTCGCGTTGCACGAGCATCTACGTAGGACGATCGCCGATCGCGCTCGATTCGAAGATCTGTTGAGCGACAAGCCTCTGCGCATCATGGCGTGTCACGAGAGCAATCCAGATCGCCCGATCCCGTGCGTGGGTTGGCTCGTGAATCAACTCGAGCGGAACAACTTGCCGCTGCGGTTTGCGATGATCAAGGGTCGGATTGATTGCGACGTCGAGTTGGTCGGTCCGCAGCACGAGAACTTCGAAGACACTTTGCCAAAGAGGCGTACTTGATTGATCGCAACCGGGCTCTCGACATTTCGAACGACGTCGATTGCTTTCTGAAAGAGCTGTGCGCGCGCTACCCCGAGTACGCGATCCTCGTCGTGGTCGCGGACCTCGACGATGGCAACGTGTTCGTGACTACGCCCGTAGTCGCAGAGACGACGGCTGTATTACTTCGCGCTGCAGCAAACCAGATGCTCAACACGCCTATCGATCTAAGTGATAACGACGAGGTTAGTTAGATGCCGATGCTGCGAATGCTAATGAAACCAGATGAGGTCAACTCGTATCTCCTCGAGCATCATTTGACCCGGGGCTACGCGACGATCGACGTCGCGTTGATGCAGAGCGGCGGTATGGGCAGCGGACAACCGGCCGTGTTGCTCGTGCTCGAGGTCGACGGGCGAAAGGTTGTCGCCAAGACGTCGCTGCAGATCCTCGAGACGATGACGAGCGCGATGTGCGCCGCGTCGGGCGTGAAACGAGCGCCATGAGTGAGGTCGGCAAGCGCTTGCTCGCAGCGGTCGGCGTGTTGTCACTCGCGCCGATCATCTTGCCGCGCGTCGAGCTGAATACGACTCAAGCGTTCGGTTTCGGTTGGTGTTGCGCGTGCCTCGTCGTGTTCGGTCGCATCGTCCGCCCGGTCGAGAAGCGATGACGCCGGGGGAACATGTTCGGCAAGTCGAGCACGCTCGCGAATGCGTGATTTCGGCGCTCGTGTGCATTGAGCAGCGCGAGTTCATCGGCGCTTTCATTCTGTCGGCTGCCGCGGTTGTTGCGCTGTCGCATGTCGTCGGCAAAGCCGGGCTTGGCGCCGCTCGAGTGATCGTGGCAAAAGAGTTCAGCTCGCGCGCATGAGTCGCAGTCGGCGGCGTATCGTGCCGACCGAGCAACCGAGTCGCAGCGCAAGTTGCACGGCTGTCATTTGCCCGGTGAGCACGCGTGCGAGATCGCTCGGCTGAATCACGAGCGTCGGTCGACCGACGTGCACGCCATTCGCCCGAGCTTTGCGAATGCCCTTTTTCGTGGCATCGGAGATCGCGTTTCGGCATTGGTCGCAGATGCTCATGATCCGGATGCTTTGCGATACGATGGAGCGTGAGTGTTGATCGGGTCGTGTTCCCTTACCAAGCCGAAGACCTCGGCTCGGTCAACGCTCACTTGCTTGCGCGCGCGCCGAGTCGCGAGCGTGAGCGCCCGGATGCAGGCGCGATGCTTCGTGCTGCCGTGGCGTAGCGGCTGCAGTGGTGACGGGCAGTGCTCGTAATCGCACCAATGCAGGGTCCTCGGCTTGGGCTCTCGAGGCCGCAGCCGAGCACGAGCCTCGGCTACGGCAGCTCGTGCGCGCGCGGCCCGCATTTCGGCCAGTCGCGCCGCTCGGGCTGCCATGATGTCGTCGTGAGCAAGCACGCGTTGCAACTCGACGATTGCGAGCCGCTTGGCCCTGCCTGCGGCCTCGGGCGTGTCACCGAGTAGCTCACCAGCCTCGGCCGCAGTGAAGCCGCCTAGCGCCAGCCAGAGGGCACGACGGGCCCCTTCTGACAGGCGCCGGAGCGTCGAGTAGAAGTGCAGCGCATCCTCGGGCGACAGGCTTTCACGCCACGTCGACCCGAGAGATGCGATGGCGAGCGGTGGTCTGATGCGCATGAGGACCCTGATCCACGTCACGACTTGTCGGCTTGTTCACTCTCGAGCTGCGCCAGATGGTTTTTTAGCATGGCGATTTGGCTAAGCCGATCGATCGAAGACGAGTGATAGACGCTATCGAGGCGATGGTCTGTGATCAGCAACAGAAACGACTCGGTTCTGTAGAGCATCTGCATCACGGTGTCCGAGATCGCGCGCAACTTGCTTGAGAGAGCATCTGGACTGTCGGGCTCGTGCGAGCTGGTAGACTTGCCTTCTTTGCGGATGAGCCATTCGTTGATCTGTCGGATGCGGTTGACCGGATACGCTCGCGGGTGATCGGCCGCCTGAACGTGCGCGAGAGCTGCGACGAGTAGCTCGTCGATGAGAATGGTCTCCATGCCAAATTCCTCACCCGCGAGGCTGGCGATCTTCTGTGCACGGACGATCGTCTCGTTGAAATCCTCGGGGGCGCGCCCGAGGATCGCGTTGACGTAGTCGTCTTTTGCATTCGGGCGCCAGAGCTTTCGCTTGCTCATGACGACTGCTCCGGCACCTTGATCGGCATCGGTCCCATAGGCCCGACCTTCGCATCACGATTGCGCTCGTCGTGCTTGTCGAGCAACTCGAGGGCCTTGCGTACGCGATCGGGATCGCTCTGGATCAACTCCTCGAGCTGCAGCGATGCGATCTGCGTTTTGATCTCGGCGATCGAGGCTTCGTGCTCGCGTTGCTTCGCGGTCAGTAGCTCGATCTCGCGAGCGGCGTTGCGCGGCTCGGCTGCGATGACAGCCACTCGTGTCCGTGGTCGATACGCGCGCTCGCGTGGCGCTCGAGGCGCTCGAGGCGCTCGAGCTGTTCCCGTGCGAGCTTTGGGTTTGGCAGTAAAGTACGCCTCGGCTTCGCGGTCGAGCGCGATGCGCTCGCTCTGGCTCAACGCGGTTCGGCTGATCGCCTGCTTCGCGATCCCGACCGTTGCGTAGGTGCCGGACGTGATCTTCGCGTGCATGGTCTTGAACGTCATGAGTGGCTTGCTCTTCATGGCTTGCTCTTTTCGGTTGAGTTGGACTCGGGGTTACGATTGTTGCTCGGTGAGTTGTCGCGCCAGCGTTGCAGCGCTTCGTCTTCGGTCGTGCCGCGACCGGGGGCTCGATACGAATCGTCTCTTGACGAGACCATGCTGCATGCACACCAAGCCGCGAAGTTGCCGCCCGCTTCGCGCACGACGGTGACAGCGTGCGCGCATCGCGGACAGCGGGCTTTCATGACTTGCGGTGCTTCTTGCCTGGCTTCTTGGGCCGCGCACTCTCGATCCTCGAGAGCGTCTCGACGAACGTAGCGTGAGCGAGTTTGGCATCAGCGATGCTTGAGGTTGCGATCGAGCTTTCCTCGGACGGTAGCCATTCGGCGGCGTTGAGCACGCGGGTCTCGAATACGAATCGACCGCGACCGACGCTGCTATCGACGCCAGTCCAGATCGTCGAGACGCAAATTTCGCCGATCATGGTCGACTCGATCTGAGTGTAACTTTTGTCCGCGTGCAGCTCGCGCCACGTCTCGAAGTCGATCGGGATGAGGTCGCGATCGTAGAAGTCGAGCGTGCTCGTGCGCTTCAACTCTGAGCTGATCCGTTTGACCTCTCGCTCGAAGAGAGTCGCGGGTTGAGCCGCAGCCGCCTCGGTTTCGCACAATAGCTCGAGACCGCCGAAGATCGTCGAGTCGCGCATACGACTGTGTTCCAATTCGTTGAGGTAGCCTCGAGTCACAACCAGGATGTCGGGCGAATCGGGTTCGAAAAACTCTTCGAATGCGGATTCGACCGCAGCCTCTCGCGATCCGAACATGTCTTGCAGGGTCGGCAGCCCAAGCCCGCCGAGTGGGCCTCGCTCGTGCTGCTCCCACCGATCGATCCTCTCGGATGCGAGGATGCGCGCGCGTTGCTCGGTGAGGTCGACGAAAATGCGATCGCCTACCTCGGGCGTGTGTTGCGGTCTGTAGTCGGGTTGTAATCGCGCCGGCTCGGCTTCGACCACCATCAGATCGCCAGACATCGAGGGGATCTCGATCGGCACTGCACCATCGCGACTGTTCCAAAGCGACTCGCGTTGCCCGTCTTCGCTGACGTAGGTGACGAAGCAATAGGCCAACGAGTGCTTGTGCCGCCCGCGAATCATTTCGCGCTCACGCGGGCACCGACGTTGTGCATCGTCTCGACGCGCACGATGCCGCGCGTTTTCGGCGCGTCTCCGCAGAGCGAGCGATACTCGTCAACCCACGGGCCGAAATGCAGGGTCCGCTCGTTTTCGATCCGAGCTTGCACGTGCGTGTAACGCGTAAAGCGCTCGACGCTCATCTGCAGCATGAATCGCGCTCGCGGCATCGAATGCCAGACGATCACCGGCGCGTTGTCGGGATAGGCGCTCTGCAGCACGGCATCATCGGTCTCGATCCACGCGTGCGCGAATCGGACGCCGTTCATTACGCAGATGCCATGCACGAGATAGAACCGCTCACGCATGGCGTGCGGTACGTCAGTCATGAAATCGAGCGTGTCGTCGAAGCAGGTGTGCGTCGGCCGCAGAGTGTGCATGTCGCGCACCGTACGGCAGTGGACACAGCCGCGACAACCGGCTTCTTTCAGCTAACCCATAGTCCCGTATGCGGGACGATCGGTTACGTGAGGCGCCTCACGTAACCGATGATCGCTCGATGTCCTCGAATCGGGACTAGAATTCTTGCGAGTCGACACGAGCCCCGCTCGGGCTCGTGTCTCATCGGCAGATTTCAAATCAGCGGCTCGTGTGCCTGCAGGATTCCGTTGCGCCCCGCGCTATCGAGTCGCTGTCGCCAAGCTTGAGAATGACGGCGCGTTGATGGTCCTCATGAAAGATGCCGACGCTGTAGCTGAGCGAGCGCAGAGCACATGCGCGAGCGTTGCTCTCGTTGCCGGCTGCCAAGCATCGCTCGGCATCGTCGAGGCAGAGTCGCGCGCTCGAGGCCATCGCGGCGCCGTTGCTGACGTGCTTGCGTGCGAGGTCGAGAATCTGCGAGGTCGAGGTCGTCATCTGAGAGGCTCCGGGTCGGTCGGTCGCGGTGTGCGACCTGACAACTCACATCCTAGCTCGGTCTTTGAAAAGCGCTAGCGGTATTTCACAAGTGCGCGTTACTCTGCAGGAACCTCGATCGGCAATCCGAGCCGCTGTCGCATGTAGTACGAGAGCGTCAAGTTGAGCGCGCGAGCTTCTTTCTTCAGCTGCGCCTTCTCGCTGACGGTCAACCCGATGAAAGCCGGAGAGCCCTTGCGTTTTTTGCCGAGACGCGGTCGACCCGCGCCCTCACGTGCTCCGCCTTGTCCGGCGTGAGCGATTTTCTTAGTCATGCTCAACCCTGGATCGTGCCAATGAAAAGCGCAAGCGGTATTTCAGACTGCCCGGATTCGCGGCCCGGATGTGCGAAGAAGGGCAGCATGTGCGCGCGCGAGAGAGGATCCGAGCGGGATCCCCGTCGGCGGGCCCGCGCCGCTCGAGACCGCGCCGGGGGAACATCCGATCGCGGCCGAGCACGGGCCCTCGAGCCCGCGTGCGACCTGCGACCGCGCCGACCTTGCCGAGCCCGCGCCGGCTTGTGCCCGGGCCCCTCGAGCCCGCACGGGCCCGCGCCGGGGCATCTTGCGACCGCGCCGCTCGAGAGGCCCGCGCCCCTCGAGCCCGGGGCTCGTCTCAGACCGCCTTGAGCTTGCGGCCGACCGCGATCACCTCTTGACGCATGCCGTATCGCAGTTGCGAGAGCAGATTGCGCGACCATTCGGTATCGCGAATCGCGAGCAACGTCGCTGCGAGCTTCTCGACCGAGGCGTAACCCGCGCCGCTTCCGTCGCCCTCGCCATCCTCGCCCGCTGCGTTGACGCATCCGACGAGATTCGTTGCCGTGTTCTTGAGAGCGTTGAGGTTCGTCTTGTTCACACCCTAAGCATGCCGGATCCGGGACACTAAGACAAGAGCAGAGGCCCGATCCCGAGCCGATCATGCGGGTCGTGTAGGTATGAAATACCGCTTGCGTCTTTCAAGGCCGGAGCTAGAGTCAAAAACAGATGGACACCAACGAAACAACGCAGTCGTTTGAGGCAACTGTCGAGGCATATGTTGCCGCTCTCAATGCTCGTGCGAACGAGCTGATCGCAGCCGGAAAGGCGCCTCTTTACCTGAGCTTCGGCTTCACGATGGGGCCAAAGCACGCGCGGATCTTCGCGAATCACGGCGGCACGAGCCGCAGCTCGCGCGCCTTTTTCAGCCGAGACGGCCTGATCCGTCGCGCCGACAGCTGGAAAGCGGCGGGTCGGATCCTCGGCAAGCATGACAGCGCCGACGCTTTCGCCTACATCTTCGGTCGTTGATCCGCGCCGGGGCCCTCTTGAGAGGGCCCGCGCAGACAATCGACCCGCGCCGGTGAAATACCGCTAGCGCTTTTCAAGCGCTCAGCTAGAGTCAAGACGTGGACAAGAAGACGACAACGAAATCGAAGAAGTTGCAGATCGTGCTCGCGAAACTCGTCGACGATGTGCGGGTGATTGATCCCGGTGCTCGCGACCTCGGGATCGGGCCGAAGTTCGAGGCGATCAAGCGGCCTGTCGCGCTAGTTTGGATTCGCAGCGGCACCGGCGCCGACCTCGAAAAGGCGCAGAAGTTCGCGCCGACCGAGGGTTACACGGTCTTTGTGTACGCGCCGACCGAGCGCAACCCGCTCGACCGAGCCCGCGCCGACATTGCGGCGACCGCCTGAGCCGAGGCCCGCGCCGCTCGAGATTCTCGAGCGGCTGCCGGGAGTTGTGAAATACCGCTAGCGCTTTTCAAGATGCGAGCTAGGATCTAGGCATGGACAACGCAGTAACACGGTACGAGATCGCGGTCGCCAAGATGAAAGACGCGGAAGCGCGCAACCTGTCACGCACGACGATCGCCAAGCGTTGGCGCGAAGTTTTCGCGGCAGAAGACGCTCTGAAAGCTCGCGATTTCTACCGCTGAAAACACCGGGGCCCTCTCGAGGGCCCGCGCCGCTCGGGTGTAGCCCCGGGGCCACACGGCAGCAATCGACCCGCGCCGGTGAAATACCGCTAGCGCTTTTCAAGACCTGAGCTAGAGTCAAAACATGGAAACGAAATCGACCCGCGCCGCTAGGTTCGACGCTCTTCTTGCGGCAGCTGCCGCCCGCACACCGGGATACGCTGCAGCCGCCGCCCGTTGCGCGGCAGAAAACGCCGCTCTCAAGACGCGCGACCTCGCCGACGCACATCGTGCGAGCCGTAGCCCGCGACCCGACGGCGGCGAGGATGACGGTTGGGGTGACTATTGCTCGCCCCGATCGGCTTTCGAGGTGTGAAATACCGCTAGCGCTTTTCAAGACCTGAGCTAGGATCTGAGCATGGACACGAAGCAAGCCCTCAAGTTGATTTACCGCCACACACACCGCGATTCGCGCGGAACACTCTCGGATTGCAAGACGATCCTCGTCTACCGCAACGGGACCTGCCTCGTGCCGCTCGAGGCCCTCACGGCTGCCGAGATTGCCGAGCGCTTGCCGCTCGCAGAACGCCGCGAAGCCGAGCGGCTCGAGAAGATCGCAGCGAAAAAGGCGGCGAAATGATCACCCGCGCACAACTCGACTCGCACGTCTGCGACCGATCGCGATCGTGGTGGGCACACGACGCACAAGGGATCCCGCTCTGTCGGGTCTGCGACACCTGCGAGCGTGCCAAGCTCTCGCGATACCGGCCCGAGATCCTGAGCGGATACGATCAATCTGACGTCGACGAGCCGATCGAGGCAGACGACTGATCCCGGGGCCCTCGAGCCCGTGCCGGGCCCGGCAATCGGAGCCCGGCCCTCGAGCCCGTGCCCGGCGACCCGCGCCGCTCGAGAGCTGCAGCTCGGGCCCGTGCCGACTCGAGGGCCCGCGCCGCTCGAGAAGCCCGCGCCGACAATCGACCGGGGCCGTTGAAATACCGCTAGCGCTTTTCAAGGCCTGAGCTAGATTCAAAACATGGCAAACGAAGTCGCAAACACCATCGTCGCGCAACTCAGCAATCGCGGTCTTTTCATGCTTGGCGCGAAAGACCTCGTCGCAGGCGAAAACAGCCTCACCTTCAAGATCGGCCGGAACAGCAAGACGATCTCGCACATCCGGATCACGCTCGATGCGAGCGACACCTACACGGTCGAGTCGATCCGAGTGCGCAAGAGTGCGGGCGTGCCGGTCGTGCGGATCGTCGAGACCTGCGGCGACGTGTATGCGGACAGTCTCAAGCGCACGATCGAGACGTTTACCGGCATGTACATGAGCTTGTGAGAGGCCGCGCCGCTCGAGAATCTCGAGCGGCTGCCGGGGCTTGTGAAATACCGCCAGCGCTTTTCGGGCCCGCGCCGAAAATCGGCTCGATGGCCCTGGACATCAGGGCCTGCATCCGGGACCACTAAACGATGGCAAGCAAGAAAAAACCGACGGACCTCACGACTCAGATACTGATCCAAATTCGCGATGAGATCCGGCAGACAAACGAGCGACTCGAGCGACTCGAGCGCCGGCAGACCGACTCGGAAACGCGATTGGCGACCGAGCTTGTCGCGCTCGCGAAAGCCGTCAACGATGTACGCGTGCTGATCATCGACATGCGTCAGGATCAGCGCCGCATGGAAGCGCTCGAGGAACGCGTGCTCCATGTCGAGCGCAAGGTGAGCTGATTCTCGAGCGGTCTCGAGCGGTTGTGAAATACCGCTAGCGCTTTTCAAAGACCGAGCTAAGCTCTGGTTATGACAACGACGAGCAACGCGAAGACCTGGATTGTGGCCGAGTATCGCAACGACGACTTTTTCGGGCAGACCGAGAACCTCACTCAGAAAGAGGCGACCGACCTCGCAAACAAGATGAGGGCAGCCGGTCTCGAGGTGACGATCGCAGACGGCCCGGGCGACCTCGAGAGCTTCTGAGACCCGATCGGGCCCGGCAAACACCGGGCCCGCGCCGTTTCCGAGCCGCGCAGACGACCTCGTGAAATACAGCTAGCGCTTTTCAAGACTTGAGCTAGAGTCAACTCATGGACAGCAACGCAACCGAGATGTCGACCGAGGCCAAAAAGATTCACCCTTTCGAGCGCAACGGTCTCGGGATCGCGCCCTTCAAATACGTAGGGTTCTACGTCTCGAAATACCAGGCGATCCCGGGCGACCCGAGCTGCCCGATTCAGCCCGGCAGCTCGTGCGACCATTGCGGCACGGCGATCATGAATGTCTGCCGGATCAAGTCGGCCGACGGTCGCGAATTCAAGGTCGGATCCGACTGCGTTGGCAAGGTCGGGCGCGCGCACGATGCCGCTCTCTTGACCGCCGTCGAGGCCGCCGCCCGGAAACGTGCCGGCGCCGCTCGTAAGAGCCTCGCAGCGGCCCGCGCTGCAGAGCTGGCGACCTTGCTCGCAACCGAGACGGTCCGGGCGACCCTGGCCCTGCAGCCGCACCCGCACCCCTACCGCGCCGGGCTCGGTGACACGCTTCTCGACGCGATCGAGTTCTCGGTCAAGCGCAGCGGCGCCGCTGGCATCGCTCGCACGCTCAAGACGGTCAAGGCGCAGATCGCCTGACCGGGGCCCCTCTCGAGGGCCCGAGCGGCTCGAGGGCAGGAGGCCCGCTGCCCGAGCATGTCGCTCGAAATCCGCGCCGCTCGAGGGCTGCAGCGGTTCGCAGAGAAATCGACTCGGTCAGATGAAATACCGCTAGCGCATTTCAAGACCTCGGCTAGGCTCTAGACATGGACACGAACAAACCGACTCTCAGCGTGAATCTCATCGCAATCGTCGACGGCTACCTCAGCGGCAAGCGCCGCGAGAAGTTTCGCGACAGCATCTCGATTCTCAACCGCTCGCTCGCACAAGGTGCCTGGACACCGCGGGGCTCGGTCAAGGCGAGCGCTGGTTTCTATCAGGGTCTCGCGAAAAAGATCGGCAATCTTCAACCTTACGAGCTTGACGCATGCGTACGCTACGGCCAGCCGATGCGGTCGGTGACACTTACAGACGAGATGTGCATGCAACTGTCGTCGTCTCGCGTGTTGCGCGCTTGGGTCACGCTCTGCTCGGAAGTCGCTGCAGCTCGCGCGTTTCTCGATGCGGCCCGCCCGACGCCGGTTGTCACGGCGATCGGTCTCTCGCCGAAAGTCACGAAGACTCTGAAAGACTGCAATCTCGACATCGATCTCGCGACGATCAAGCCCGCGAAGATCAGCTTTTACGAAGTGCAGGCGCGCGATAAGGCCGGCGAATTGCGGGTTGATCGCGACGGTAAGCCGGTGATGGAGCGAGTCTATTTCGTCGACTGGAGCGCGGGTTGCCTTTTCAACCGGTCGCGGTTTGCGATGGGTGACGGCTGCCACGCTTGCGGCAAGACGATCCCGAGCGGCCGATTCGTGCCGATCGAGGCGAGCTGCAAGAAGCTCGGGCAGAAGGTCGCCCTCTGGCTCGGCTGCGACTGCGCGCGGAACATCTTTGGCGTCAAGGACATCGGCATCGACAAGAATGCGAAAGCGCCGACCGCGGGCGAGTGAAACTTTCTCGAGGGCTCGGGTCGAATATCGGCCCGAGCCTATTGCATACGGGTCCCGCATCCGGGACACTAAAGGTATGGATTACGTCAGCAAGACGGGGCTCGCGAAAATGCGCAAGGTCGTGAGAGAGACTCGAGCGCTTTATGCGGAGGCCCGATGGGTTGCGCTCGCAGCCGGCAGACAGGCTCGGTCGCGTGACACGAGCCGAGCCCGGCTGATCCTCGAAGACGCACTCGACGCGGCTCTCGAGGCTCGCCAGACCATGCGGCATTACGCAGGCGTGCTTGCCAAGATGGAGGCTCTCCCGATCGAGCCGCATGCAGGTCGAGTGAGCCCGGCTGCGCTCGCTCGGCTGCGCTCGCTCGGCCGACTCAATCCGGCTTGACCGTACACCGGACAAGGGTACACTCAATGAGTTACCGGTGTCACGGGCGTCGACAAACACCTCTACTGAAAATGAGGACGGCATGACTGCAAAGAAGACTGAATCGAAGCTCAAGCCGGGCGATCGCGAAGCAGGCGAGTTTCTCGACGAGCTTTTGGGAGGCCCGCTGACGTTTGGTGCGATGGTTCGCTCGACTCGAATGACAGACAATTTCACGCTCGCGACGTTCGCGAAGAAGCTCGGTGTGTCGCGGCAATTCGTGTGTGATGTGGAACAGGGGCGGCGCGCTGTGTCGGCTGTTACGGCTGCGAAATGGGCTCGGTTGCTTGGCTACGCAGAGGCCGTATGGATTGCGCTTGCGTTGCAAGCGTCTCTCGATGCATCCGGCCTCAAGTATCGTGTGCGCGTTGAATCAATCGCACGCTCGCGAATGCGCAAGGCGTCGTGATCCAGTGAGCACGCCAGCGAACATGTTCGACGCGACTCGGCTCAGTGCGAGCTACGCGTTGCAGTTTTCGAAAGCATGGTTGAGCGATCCTCTTTCGACGGCGTCTGCTCTCACCGAGCGGATTTGCGAGCGCATGCATTTCCGAAAGCCGAAGGACGATCCCGAGGCGGACGGCGCCTATCACACCGTGCTGATGAACACGCTCATTTGCGGTCGGTGGGCCATGGCTGGGCTACCGGTTGTGACTCTCGGGCATCGTACGGCGGCGGCTCTCATGGCGACTCGGATGAAGCCGGAGGATGCTGAGGAATTCGTGCGCGCGCCGTGGCCCGCATTCGCGATCCGGCTGCCGGTGCCGTTGCTCACGATCGAAAAGCAGGGAGTGCTACTCGACGCGAATCTCGTGATGGTGACGAGTGTGCCGAGAGAGCATGTGCACGCGAGCGACGGCCTGCCCGGGCGCGAGAGGTGGTGGTACAAGCTCGTCGCGCTCGATTCTGAAGATCTGCCCGACGTTGCGATGATGCCGCCCGAGACGATCGGGTTTCTAGGCGGCCTCAACATTTGGGGCTTCAACATGCCGACTCGGTATCTCGCGACGCCCGACACGAGTGACGAAGAAGGTTTCACGAGATGGGATCTTCGCGAGACGGTCTCGAGCGACCAACGCTCGGATCAGATGGTGCGATCGTTGATCATCGCATGCTGTCTGTATCTCAGCGGCGACCCGCTCTCGAGGGCCGCTCGGACAGAGGGCGAGGGCGCAGTCACGATCACGACTCGCTCGAGGGCGCAGCGACACGGCGACGATCTGCCGGGCTACACCGAGCACGAGATCCGATCGTCGATCAAGATCAACCTGCATCACGCGATCCGCGACTACGTCAAGCACGGCGGCGGCACACCATCGGTGCAGACGCTCGTCGCTGGCCACTGGAAACGCCAAGCTCACGGCCCGGGCCGGACCGAGCGCCGGATCATTCACGTGCAACCGTATTGGCGAGGTCCGATCGACGCGCCGGTCTCGATTCGGATCAAGTGACGGCCGAGATCGAAGACTCGGTGCAACCTCGTGAGTAAGGTCTCGGACGATGTGGCGGCATGGTACGCGGGGAGATCCCGCGGCGCCTCTGTCAGGTGGGTCATGAAACACCGCTGCATCGTTCTCGGCTGGCCAAGACAGGCGATCGACTTCCCGTGAATCCGTGGGCCCGCGTGTGGCCCCGGGATTACACGCTCGGTTACCCTCTCGAGAGAGGTGACACCATGAGCAAGGATCTGCGGTCGATCAACGAAGTAAATGCATTGGGCGATCGCGTGTTCGGCGATCCCGGTACGACTCAGCGTGAGTGCGGAACAGTCGTCGAGGTCGACAAGACCACTCGACGGTGCCGAGTGCAGTGGGATTCGGGGCTGTCGACGTATGCCGAGCACGAGAACCTCGAGCCCGAGGATCTCAACAAGGTCGCTCGACGGCCGCTCGTACGAGCGGGCAACGTGCTCAAAGACAAGGGCCCCGACACGGCGGTTGCGACACCGACCGCGACGAAGCCCCGTGAGACGCTAGGCGGCGTCGTGCACGTCTCGGTCGGCGAAGTACCTGCGGTCGGCGACGAGTCGGGTGTGCCGCCCGTGCAGGTCAGCAATCGGCGTGTTTCGGAGAGGCCGCGCGCAGAGGCCGCGATCGACGACGAGACCGACTCGATTGTGCAGGGGCAACACGAGCGCGACGACGAGACGCTTCGCAAGCTCGAGGCCGGCGCCTCGAAGGGCGAGACCTCGAAGACGTCGACGGGTGAGCCTTGGAAGCCCGGCGCCGAGACCGCGAAGCTCGACACCGCGAAGGTCGAGACCGACGGCAACGTGCAGGCGCGCGAGACGCCCGACGGTGTGCAGGTGCGGAACACCCCGGACGCTCCGAATGCTGCAGCGCCCGAGGCTCAGCCGCTCGGCAAGGTCGCGATCGAAAAAGACGACGACGAGGCTGATGACGAAGACGACGACGAGAGCACAACCGTAGTCGACGCGTCCAAGAAGCCCGCCTCGGCCGAATAGGGTCGAGAGAGTTCGGCCCGTTGCCGGGCGAGTGAACCGGCCAACTCACGAACGGGCCTAGCCGTTGATCCCAACCCGGGATCTCTGGCGACGAAACAACATGGGTGACAGTCGGGAGAGACCGGCATTCAATCCGAGCGGCGTCCGTGCTTATCTTGCGGGGTACTAGTGCAGACTGTCACCTCGAGCGAGCCCATGACGAACGACCGAGCCAGCAACGTCATCCGGGCTCTAGCGGGCGCGTGGTGCCTGCTCATGTTGCTCGGCATACTCGCGGGCGTGCTGCGGCAGCTCGACGGCTCTGCGAGCCTCGAGCGGCGCACTGCAGCCATGATCGAGCCCGAGCCCGAGTCGCTGCGACAGGCGCGACGGCGGATCCGATCTCAAGCGGTGGTCAATGCTCGACTCGCACCCGAACTAGGTGCGAGCGAGGTGACTGCACATGAGGATCGACGACGCTGAAACGACCGACACGTTGCGCCGAGAGCGCAACGTGTATCGTGAGCTTGCAGAGCAGCAAGAGGCTGCGACCGTGAGACTCGTGAGCCATTGGCGCTCGGTTGCCGACAAGCTCTCGATATTCGAGTCGTTCGACAGAGGGGCGACGGCTGCATATCGATGCGCTGCGAACGAGCTTAGCGAAGAGTTCTCGAGTCTCAAGCCAGTCAAGGACAAGCCACTCGAGGGCAAGTCATGAGGATCGACGCCGACCGCTGGCCCCTTGATTGGCCTACTGACTGGCCACGCACGACACGCCGCGAAAACACCGCTCGCTACAGTCTTTCGTTCGATGCGAGTCGCGAGCGTCTAGTCCGACACCTGAAGATGCTCGGTGCGACCGAGTTCGTTCTCTCGACGAATGTTCCGTTGCGCAAAGATGGCTTCCCGCGCACGACGACTGAGCCGCGCGATCCGGGCGTCGCGGTCTATTGGGTCGAGGCGTACGCGCAGCCTGCGAACGGTAAGCCCTCGACTCGAGCGTACCGATCGAAGGTGATTGCGTGCGACCACTGGACTCGCGTCCGAGACAACTTGCGTGCATGCGGCATGGCGATCGAAGCGCTGCGCGCGCTGCAGCGATCGGGCGCGACTCAGGTGATCGACCGCGTGTTCACGGGCTTCGCGGCGTTGCCTGCGAATGCGAGTAAGAGCAACTGGCGAACGGTGCTCGGCTTCGATCCTGAGATCGAGATCGTCTCGCCCGAGATCCTCAAGGCCGCATACTTCGCGGCGTCGCTTGCTGCACATCCGGATCGCGGCGGCAGTCACGAGGAACAATCCCGCGTCAACCAAGCGCATGTCGACGCGCGACGGGAGCTTGGTCTATGACCGAGTGGCAACGCATGCAGTGCGCACGCTCGGGTTGCTCGAACGAGTTCACGCCGGACCGATCGTCGCAGCGCTATTGCTCGAGATCGTGCCTGCATCGCAGACGCAACGCAGAGCCGCTCGACGCGCGCGAGTGCAAGGCATGCTCGCGATCGTTTCGCCCGCGGACGGTGCAAGGTCTCTACTGCAGCCCGCGCTGTCAGGTGTCCGCTGCACAGAAAGCCTACGCGCGCCGGCTGCCGCTACCCGAGAAGAGCGAGCCCGAGCGCACCGGTGTTCCCCGGACCATCACGCTCGAGGCCGATGTGTTTGCAGAGCTGGAGTTTCAAGCCGAGCGCTTGGATCGCTCGGTGTCTTGGATCGTCTCGCGTTGCTTGGATATCGCGATGCCATCGATCTACGAGCTGCCCACCATGCCCGAGCCGGAGATTTGGAGAGGATCGCGATGAATCAGACGAACACCGAATGTTACGAGTGCGGTGGCACGGATGCGCAGCGACCGGGTTTGCCATGCGATGCGTGCATGGAGCGAGCTATTCCGGGTTGGCTGCGTCTCCGAGACGATCACGAGCGGCTTCTCGCTGCGGGCGTGCATCCGGACATCGCATCGCGTCGTCTGTGCGTGGCGGTCGAGCACGGAGATTACGACTGATGAATCACTCGAGCAGACCCGCAGAGCCAGAAGAGATGAGCCCGTTTCGCTCGAGGCTTGAATCGGCAGCCGTCAGGCTCGAGGTGCTCAGGTCACGATCGAGCCCGACGGTCGCCATGGACATCTTGCGCGAGATCGTCGCGGTTCGCGAGGCCGCGACACGACTCGAGGGCGAGCCCTGCCACGCATGCGCAACGCTCGCCTCTGCGAAATGCAGATGGTGCGCGGGCAAGGGGGCGCTATGAGCGCACGACAGTTGCTCGAGGTGCTCGGTGTCTACGCGTTTCGACGCGCGCGTTTCGGGCGACAGGAACACACGCGTCGCCCGATCATCTTCACTGGCGTTAGCGTCGGTTGGTTCGCGTTCGGTCGATTCAAGCTCGACACCGAGTGGCAACCAGAGCCTCGACCGCCGATCGATTTCGACGAGATGCTTGCCGAGGTCGACCCGAAAGAGGGGACGACGTGATCCTCGATTCGGTACGTCTGCCGATGAGGTCCGTGGAAAAATCGGCGGTTCGACGCGTCTTGACGCTTTTCCTCTTGATCAAGCGTCGGTTCCGAGTATGGACGCCTTTCTCGAGCGCATGCCTTGTCGGCGGTAGCACGTGAGCCAGATCCCTCGACTGGTCTCGCCGACAGAGGTCATGCGAGTGCTGAGTTGCGGGCGCAGAAATGCGTATGTCGTGATGGCGCGTCTTGGCGGTCACAAGATCGAGGGCATCGGCTGGCGTGTGTCTGAGAAACGACTGCGTGAATACGTTTGTAAACTCGAGCGAGGATGTAGCGACGAATGGAAACCAAATCTCGAAAGCGAAAGAACGGCAAACGATTCTGGTACGCAACCATCCATTGGTCCGATGGACAACGGATGTGCAGCAAGCTCGTCGCAACCCACGTTGCAGACGATGGAACTGCAGCCTCAAGAAAAGCAGCCGAGCAAAACGGCAGAGAGATCCAAAATACATTCGCGAATCGTCGTAGCAGCAAAGAGAGCACGCTCCTTACGCTCGAAAAGGCGATAGCTGATCTCGTTTTGGCAAAAACGCTTGCAGGGAAGTCAGATGCCACTCTCGAGATCATTGCAGACAAGGCAGCTCGTCTCTTCGAGGTGTTCGGGCCCGACTGCAGGATGTACGCGATCGATCGACAGGCTGCTAAAGCCTATCTCGAGGAGAGATCGAAGCCGGATGAAAACGGAAACGTGCCAGCGGCGACGACGTTGTATCGCGAGTTTCTGATCCTCAAGCAAGCGTTCAACGAAGCCGGCATACCGCATCCCGAATGGCCCGAGATACCAGACGCGCCGCCATCACGTGATCGTATTCTTGAGGTACCTGAACAGATCAAGTTGCTTGCGGCGGTCGCACCTCAACGACGAGTGCTTGTCCAAGCGTATCTGCAGCTCGGGGGCATGCGTAAGAGCGAGCCAGAGACGATCAGTCGCGTGAATTGGAAAACACGCATGGCCACTATCAACGGCACGAAGACTAGACGATCGGTCCGTGAGGCGCCGATCCCGGATGGTCTTTATGAGTTGATGAAGGAAATGGGCGATCCGTTTCCTGGATTCGAGCCATGGGCAAACGCTGATCGTGATTTGCGTGCGGCGTGCGTGCGAGCTGAGATCCCGATCGTGAGCTTCAATGATCTGCGGCGTACATACGCGACGTTTATGGCGCGCTCAGGATGCCCTCAACTCTTGCTTGCTCGGTACATGGGAACAAGCGTCAAGATGATCGACGAGGTCTATGCTCGGCTCGAGGCAGAGGGCGAGCATCATCTCGCATCGGTTCGAAAGGGCGTGCCCGACCTCGAGCGACACAAGCGCAAGGCGAGCAAAGCAATCCGGGCTCGAGAGGCACTCGCTGCGCCAATCGCGAAAGCCGTCGACAAGGCACGTGCGAAGACACCCTAGCGAGCCTCGTGTTCGACGCACCATCGGATCAACTCGCTTCGCGGTATGATGAGTCGCGAAGCGCCCGACAGCTTGGATCGCATCGCTCTCAACTCACCGGCTGCGATCAAGCGCTGCAACGACCTCGGGTGCATGCACAGTGCGCGCGCTGCATCTCGCAGGCCGACCGTTGCGGGCAGTGACGATTCGAGATCGCGCAGATGAGGGGCGATCGCTACGGGTACCCTCGACGGGCTCGACGTGCTGCGACCTCTGCGATGTCTGCCTCGCTCGGCTGAACCTCTGAGCGAGGCAGTGCTTTTTTTGCGAGAGGCTTTTCGTCGAGTGTGGGTCGAGCCGCAAACTTTTGAGCGAGTAGCACTGCCACGCGACGAGCAATGCGCTCGATGTCTTCGTCGCTGAGCTTGACGTCGATCATGGCTTGGCCCGTTTGCGCAACGTCTGGCGCGCGTCTTTGAGAGCAGCTGCAGCTTCGTCGGGTCGCAGCTTTGCAAGCTCAGTTTTTGCGGTGCGCTGCACACGGGCGGCGATCGTTTGCATGCGTTTGGCTGCGGGGCTCAGGTCGAGCCGGTCGTATGGTCCTTGCGCGCGGCGCTTGCCCTCGACCGCTCGCACGAGCTGAGCGAGCAGAGCCTCGATTGCGCAGAGCCGAGCGTTGAGTTCCGGGTCCATGGTCAATCCGCTAGCACGGTTGGCACGAGGCCCGTACACGGCCCGGGCGAATCGCACAGGGCCCGAATCTTCCAGAGACGGCAGAATCTCAGATCTGACGACTAGCATAGTCCCAAAACAGTCGAGGTTTACAGCGTGATCAGCATGCTAAGAGATCGCGACCTCAACACGTCCCGCATCCGGGGCGCACTTCTCTGCAGTTTGAGGGCCAAAGTGACACTATCAAAAGTGTGTAGTGTTGGATCTGCGACACAACACAATTTCGATTTTAGGTCTGGGCTCGCTCTGGGCTCCGAAAACGACCCCTGCGAGACCTAAAGGAACAGGTGCGCGCGAATCCTACACTGTCTTTTGCCGTGAAATCATTGGATAAAATAGTGGAGTCAGGGGGGATCGAACCCCCGGCCTCCGCACTGCCAGTGCGAAAGTCATTCCGAAATCCCCTGTGATTGCAGCTAGTTACAGCCGCGAAATTCTTGGGCTCGCTCTGGGCTCAGGCTGCCGCGGGGTTGTGGGCCGTTTGAGCCCGTCCTGCCTACCAGCGCCGTGCTCGGGCTTTCTGAGCCCGAGCCTCTCAGCGGTCTTACCACGGCAGGGCCCGACCGACCTAGCGGCCTGCCCGAGACCGCCCCTATGGCGAGCCCGAGGGGCCTGCGATTGGGCTTCTCCCGAGCCCGTCTCGAGGGCTACCGTCGGGCCCCGTGGCCACCTCTCGACGAGACGACAGCATCGCGCCCGGATTCGGCTTACGCGTTCAAGAAGCACGGCAGCGGCTATGGATGTCGCAAGCCGCTCTCGGTGAGGCGATCGGCGGCGACACGGCGACCATCTATCGGACCGAGGCAGGCGACAATCTGCCGCAGCTCGCAACGTTTGCAGCGTTGTGCATCGCGCTCGACGTCTCGGCCGACTTTCTGTTGTTCGGCGACAGTGGGCGCCCTCGAGTCTTGAAGCGATAGCGTGTGGCCCCGGGGTTACATCGCGTGTCTCACGAGGCCCGCTTGAGGCAACCTCGTGAGCATGCCCGACGCAACCGTACTCTGCGAGCACCATTGGTCGAGACACAAGTACGAGCCCGAGGTCGAGCGCGAAACGCGCTACTGCATGCGGTGCGGCCGATGCCAGCAACGAGAGGGCAACGGCAGCAACCATTTCGCTCGGTGGCGGAACAATCGGCAACGCGCCGGTCGCTACGTTCGGCCGATTCAGATCACGTGACGATTCGCGTGAGCAAGCATCGCCTCCCAAACGGCCGACTGCAGCTCGGGCACGTGAGCAAGGCTGCGTCGAGTGCGTCGTGCCAACTCGACGCCCGCGCGAAACCGAAACCGCGGATTGAGATCGGCGTTGTTCGTCATGCGAAAGAGTTCCTCGCTCTCGAGAAACTCGATCTCGATTTCGAGAGACTCGTTCACGACGCACCCGCTTGCAGCTCGAAGAGATCGCGAGCGAGCTTCTCGTCTGCATCGGTGATCGAGACGTACTCGGTACCGAGTGCGCGCACGACGAAGAATGTTCCGACGAGGTCGCTCCGATTCGGCGGCAGACCGATCAACCGACCTTCTTCGTTGCAGATCACGAAGAGCCAATGCTTGGCGAGCGCCGGGATGTGCACTTGCTCGATGTAGCCGCCGACGATCCGCTGCATGGCTTTCAGCTCGTCGTCGATCTCGATCATCTCGCCCGGCTTGCTCGGCTCGTAGACGAGCACCTTGATCTGCTTGCTCACTCGCTGGTCTCGTATACGAACCGCGAGTCAATGCGAGATGTGATGCCGAGGAACCGATCGCCAAGCTCTTCGGCCAACTCGAGCGCGCGTTTTCGGTTGCAGTATCGCGACACGCAGAGCTGTCGATCCTCGTCGAGGTAATGAACGTCGTACGGCAAAGACTTCGTAAGTCGACGAAGCGAATTGAACGCGACGTTCGATGAGTGTTTTCGCGCCGCATCGGGATCGGTAAACTTGATCATCGGCCGGCAGTCCCGCATCCGGGTCTTGTTGTCAAGAGTCGTCGGGCTCTCGAGATGCCATTCACGATCTGGCAAGGTCAGGTTTCCCTTTCGGCCGAATCGAGTTGAGCTATGGGCGTGCAACACGAGATGTTCCCCGATCACGTGCAACCGCTGGCTCCGAGAGACGAGCCCGCGCCGGGCGAGCCGCAGGTAGCGGCACCCTCCGGCCGGCGCCGCTTGAAGGCTGCAGGGCTCGCGGACAAGCCGTCTGCGGTCGAGTTCGATGTGGTCGCCGCAAGCGAGGGCCGTGGCCCGTGGTCGACACGCACGAGAGCTTCGACCGAGGCCTATCACGCGAAGACGATCGCAGCCGAGCCCGCGCCGGTGTGCATGGTCTCGGTCCAGATCACTCGAGGCTCGCCCGAGCCGTTACCCGATCGGGTCGAATCGCTGCAGGCTGCGCTCGCGAAAGCCAAGCAAACGATCACCGAGCTACGCGCGCGCATCATCCGAGCCGATACGGTCGCCGAGATGTGGCGGTCGGCCTCGGATCCGGAAAATCTCGAGCGTCGAAAGTGCGGGCTCGTGATCCGACAGATCCTGCAGACCGACGGCGATCAAAGTCTCAAGACGGCACTCGCAGAGCTTGCGCGCGAAAGGGGCGAGACATGAAAGCAGAGACGACAGCGGCACCGACTCGGCGCGTGCTGAAACGACGCGAGGCGATCGAGGTGTTCCAAGCCGAGCCGCAACGCGAGATGACAAGCGCCGATCTCGCGAGAGCGCTCTGTTGCTCGAGGGCCGACGCGATCGCGACGTTGCGATCGCTCGAGACCGCTCTCACGATCACGAGCCGGCTCGTCTCGAGCCCGCACCGAGAGGGCCTCGGTCGACGGCGGCGGTTCTACCGCCTGCATCGGCGAGTCGCTGCAGCCCCGCGTCTCGCGTGACTCTCAATCGGTCACAACAGTCACTCTAGCTGAGACGTTGAAACGTACAAGCTGTATTTCAGCCGCCCGGGCCCGCGCCGCTCAGACCTTGACGGTGCACGCGACAGGATACTGCCCGGCAGTCTGCGACATCCAACGGCCCGCGCCGACCTCGTACACGTGCAAGCCGCGAAGCACGTACGTATGCGGCGCCTCGCCCGGGCCGACCGAAAACGTGTTGCGCACTTCCATCCACTGCCCGTTGACTCTGATCTGTTTCGCCACACAACAACCGTAGCTCATCCGGGACACTAACGCAAGAGGCTAGGCTCGAGATTCAACCGGCGCCGCTCGAGGCCCGCGCCGCTCGAGGCGAGCCCGAGCAGACCGGATCGCGTATCCGCGGAAGACTAGAGAAGCGCCGGGCGCTATCCGGGACACTAGCGCCCGATTCCCGAGGCGCTGTCGCAAGTTATGAAATACCGCAAGCGCTTTTCAGGACCCGAGCTAGAGTGTCTGTTGTGAGCACGACGATGAAAACGCTTGGTTTCGGGATTGAGATTGAGACCGTAGGTCTCCGCCGCACGGCGATTGCCGCTGCGATTGCATCGGTGCTCGGCACCGACTCGCACGGCGGCGAGACGGCGACCGACTCGCTCGGTCGCACTTGGAAGGTTGTGCCCGATGGCAGCCTTGCAGGCGGCTACGACAACAGCGGCGAGATCGTCTCGCCCAAACTCACCTACGCCGACCTCGACACGTTGCAGGCGATTGTGCGTGCAGTGCGCGCAGCTGGCGCGCGGGTCGATGCCTCTTGCGGCATTCACGTGCACATCGACAGCTCGGTCTTTACGGCTAAGTCGGTCGTGAATCTCGTCAAGATCGTGCACAAGCAAGAGCGCTTGATCGAGCATGCCTTGCGCATCGCGCAAAGCCGTCTCGAGCGCTACTGCCTGCCGATCGATGCTGGTTTTATTCAGCGGCTCGAGGCGAGCCCGGTTCGCACGATGGCCGACGTCTCGCGCGCTTGGTACGGCTACGACAACTCGAGCCCGACGCGCTACGACTCGAGCCGCTACCACGGCCTCAACCTCAACAGTCACTTTTTCCGCGGCACCGTTGAGTTTCGCTACTTTACGGGCTCGTTGCATGCGGGCGAGGTCAAGGCGTATGTGCAGTTTTCGCTCGCACTCGCGGCCCGCGCGCTCACGACGAAATCGGCCTCGAGCAAGCGCCGCGAATTCAACGTGTCGACCGCGAAGTACGACTTTCGCGTGCTCATGATCAAGCTCGGCCTCATCGGTGACGAGTTCAAAACGTGCCGCCTACACCTCTCGAAGCATCTCGAGGGTACGAGCGCGACGAAGCGCGCCGCGGTTGTCGCGGTTGCCGCGCCCGAGGCCGCTGCAGCCTCCGAGTCGACCGACAACGGTGCGAACCATGGCTCATAAGCCCCGCGGCAAGCGGCCGACAGCGGCCCGCAAGCTCGGTCGTGACGCACTCTACTTTGCGTATGGCTCGAACCTGAGCGCGGCTCAGATGCAGGCGCGATGTCCCGGCGCCGTGATCGAGGCCCGCGCCACGTTGACCGACTACACGATCGCATTCGGTGGTTTCTCTGCGCGTTGGGGCGGCGGTGTCGCGAGCCTCGTACGAGTGCGCGGCGCATGCACAGAAGGTCTGATCTACCGAATCGACCGAGACCTCATGCGCCAGCTGGATCAGTACGAGGGTGTTCCCCGCTCGTACGTACGCATCGCGAAAGAGGTACTCGACGAGCACGGCCGCCGACGTCGCGCGCAAGTGTATCTGCAGACCGACGACGCATTCACATCCGAGTGTCTGCCCTCTGCGAGGTACTTCGCGCAGATCCTCGCCGCATACGACCGACTAGGTTTCGACACCGATCCGCTACGCGCCGCCATTGGAGGCTATCAGTGACGACGATCGTGTTTGTGTACGGCTCGCTCCTTGCAGGGCAGGGCAATCACCGAGTGCTGCGCACGGCTCGCTTCGTCGGGCGCGCGCAGACCGCGCCCGAGTACACCATGCATTCGCTAGGCGGGTTTCCGGGCGTTGTGAGCGGCGGCAGCACCCCGATCGAGGGCGAGTGCTACGAGGTCGACGGCCCGACGCTCGAGGCTTTAGACCGGCTTGAGGGACACCCAAGTTTCTACCGCCGAACGCGGATTGTGCTAGAGGACAAGATGTCGGTTGAAATCTACTTGCTCACTTCCGAGCAAGTCGACGAGCTGCCGATCGTGGTTTCGGGTTGCTGGTTACAGTACCGACAGGGGCAAAGATGAGAATCGAAATTCGTGATGGTCGCGTGCTGCAGGGCACGGCATTGCAGATTGTAAAAGCGATGCAGGATCTGGCATTCGGCGTCGACGATTTTACGGTTGCGCAGTACGTCGCTTGGGTTGTCGACAACACGCTGCGCATCGAAGAGCTAGCGCTCGACGTCAAGGGCGAGACAGACGACGAGCTTGCGCAGTCGCTCGTCGACGAGATGCTGCGGCACAACTTCGCGCGAAAGCTCGACTGAGACGAGTTGACAACGAGGCCCGCATCCGGGACACTATAAGCATGGCTGCGAAACGTCGTCGTCGGTGTGTAGTGTGCGAGCGAGAATGCGTGCTTCTTTTGTGCGCGCGATGTTCGCGCTCATACGACAGGTCTTGTCGGAGAGACGACTCGACGCTCGCAGCTGTCATCGAATGGGCCGCGACACGAGCCCGCAGGTTTGTGAAAGGTGATCCACGTGGCCAGTAAACAGTTTCGCCCGATGCTCGCAGAGACGCTCGAGTCAGTGACTCAGCTTCGTTTTCCGGTGCTCGTGTCACCCAAGCTCGACGGCATTCGGTGCGTGATCCGAGAGGGCAAAGCTCTGAGCCGGAGCCTCAAACCGATCCCGAACGAAGCCGTGCGGAAGTTTCTCGAGGGCCGCCCGGAACTTGAGGGCCTCGACGGCGAGTTGATGGTCCACGGCGCGACGTTTCAGACCGTCACGAGCACGTTTATGAGCCGCTCGGGCGCGTTGCCGGGAGGTTGGTATTTCGGCGTGTTCGATGCTCTGCCGATTGTCGAGCGCGAGCCCTACACGACTCGGTTGATTCGAGCGACGGCTGCGGTCGCTGCAGCGGGCCCGCACATCGTGCTTGTCGAGCAGAGCGAGATCGCGAATGCGGATCAGCTCGATACGTACGAGGCGAAAGCTCTCGAGCTTGGCTTCGAAGGCGTGATGATTCGTCGCGCTGCAGCGTTCTACAAGCACGGCCGTTCGACCGCGACCGACGGCGCCTTGCTCAAGCTCAAGCGCTTTGCCGACGGCGAGGCGACGGTAATCGGCTTTGCCGAGCGCATGCACAACGGCAACATTGCGACGACGAGCGCGATCGGTCGCACGCAACGATCATCAGCGAAAGCAGGCAAGTCGCAGACGGGCTCGCTCGGTGCGTTGCTTGTGCGTGAGTGCGCGACCGGGATCGAGTTTGAGGTCGGCACCGGTTTCACCGAGTCGCAACGCCAGTCATTTTGGCGCGAGCAGACCGAGTTGCTCGGTCGCACGATCAAGTACAAGCATTTCGTGATCGGCGCGATGCTCAAGCCGCGGTTCCCGACCTTCGTCGGCTTCCGAGCGGCCGAAGACATGGGCTAGCGCGTCGCTCGAGGGCCCGAGCTGCCCGATCGCCTCGAGGCCGCTACGTCGACGAGCCCGCTCGAGGCCCGCGCCACTCAGAGCCTGCAGGCTACCGCCGATCGGCAGCTCGAGGCCCGCGCCGACCTGCAGCCCGCGCCGCTCGAGACCGCCGATCGGCTCTCGTGAAATACAGCTAGCGCTTTTCAAGACCTGAGCTAGAGTCTTGGTGTGGCGAGCAAGAACAAAGACGACGGTTATCGAGATTCGATCGACACTGCCGCGTATGAATGCGATCAGGCGAAAGCAGGTCGACCTGAGCGCAGTTGGGCAGATGCAATCGATGCGCGTGCTGATCAGGTTGAGGCTGAACAACTTCTTCCCGAGCTATCTAGCGCCAAACGGATCCGCGTCGTTCGGCACATGCGCGACACTGCCGAGGCGAAACGTCGGCCGGTTGCCGAAGGGCTGACGTGGTTGAGAAAACGACAGTAATCGCGAGCGGTTGTGAAATACCGCTAGCGCTTTTCAAGACCTGAGCTAGAGTCTTGGTGTGGGCAACAAAACGAAAACGAAACGAATCTCACCAACGTACAAAGACCGTGGAATCGTGGCGCATGTGACGATCGTCGCGCGTCGGGGCAGTCAGCGAGGGCTCGGCACGGGCTCGCGATACAACGTATGCGGCGCAGAGCTAACCGCCTACGACATGAGCGTTGCAGAAGCCAAGGGCGAGAAGCTCGCAGGCATGCTCGAAGAGTGGCTCACATGCCCGGCATGTCGTGCGCTCGAAAAGTGAGAGGCCCGCGCCGCTCGAGATTCTCGAGCGGCTGCCGGGGCTTGTGAAATACCGCTAGCATTTTTCAAGACCTGAGCTAGAGTCTTGTTGTGGGCACGAGAGCCCCGAGACGGAGTCGAAGATGTCGGAACAGAGCAACTATTACGAGAACTACTGCCGCGCCGGTGCTTTTGCGAGCGAGGATGCCGACGAGTGCGGTTGTCGCGGATCAGGTTGGTTTCTGTCGGAGGTCGACACGTGGCACGAGTGCCCGGTGCATTACGTAGCCGGTCAACGTCACCCCGAAGACGGTGATGTCTTCGAGGGCCCGACACAAGCTGCCCCGGTCGCGGTCGCGGTTGCTGCAAACGACGACGACATCCTGTTTTGAGATTTTGCCGACGGGCCGGGGAACACCCCGGCTCTCTGGCGAACACTCAGGAGCAAGACGACATGAGCAAGAATCGCAGAGCGTTTTTCGTACGGTCGACGACTCGGATCGATCGACCCGAGCTGCGAGGCCCGACATTCTACCCTGTCGTGCCTGGCACGCGTTGCCAGAACCTTGACCGGTTCTCGACCGCAAAGGCAGCTCGTGAGCGCATGGTCGCATTGCTCGCAGGCATCGACGACTCGGCGGGCGAGTACATCTCGAGCGTCGACGCGTACTCGGTTGAGATTCGGACCACGATCAACGAGCACGGTCGTGAGGTCGTGACGGAGATTGGTAGGCGGCATTACCTTTGCCCGATGCAGTTGCGAGCGCGCGCAGACGGCACCGAGCAAGTGACTGCCTAAGCACCGACATCTCGGTTCGAGTGATCGACCCGTTCGTTTTACCGCAAGCACTGGATCGTCTGACGTCGGTAGGTGTCCCGGATACGGTTTGCATGACGTCGATCAACTAGGGCTCGGATCGTAATCGCGATCCGATCGTTTGTTGCCTTGACCCTGTCGCGCGATCGTCGGTAAACCGCAGAGCAGTCGCGCCGGTGTTAGCGTGGCCACGGATCGCGGGTCGTGGTGATCCTCGCGGTTGCAGCGAATACATCCGAGCAACGGAGATCGTTGATCATGGCGAGAGCAAAGCTGCCGACGGGCATGTTTGGTTCCGAGGCAGAGCTGTGCGAGTTGCTCGCGAAGGTAGCTCGCGCCGCAGGGTTTCTCGTGCACGCCGAGGTCGGCTGTTGGGACATGGTCATCGTGTCGCGCGAGACCGGTCTGCAGTGCGGCGTTCAGGCGAAGTTGAGACCGAGCGTTGATGTCTTGGCTCAGGCGTTCGGTACCGATTCGCACGAGCCCGGGCCCTCGGTGCATGCGGTGCTCGTACCGGTGCCCTCGAGAGCATTCCTGCAGGTCGCAGCGCGGCTCGACGTGATGGTGATCCAAGGCGTGACGCTCGACCGCTTCGACTTGGCGAGCGCAGTCTCGAGGGCGCCTCGTTGGCAGCACAAGGCGCCGCTCTGGGTGCCCGACGTCGAGATCATCACGCCGGCCGGGGTAGCGAGCCCGCGCAAGGTCACCGAATGGAAGGTCAACGCGGTCAAGTTGTGCTTGCTGCTTCGCGAGCGCGAATACGTGACGACGTCAGACATGCGGCGACTCGGACAGAATCGATCGTGGTGGTTCATGCGATCGGCGCCGATCCTCGTGCGCTCGGAACACGAGTCGCGACAAGCCCGCTATGTCTTCGCGGATCCCTCGAGCCCTCTCGTGCCGGATCTTCGCTGGCCCGAGATCGTGACAGCTCTGCAGATCGGTGAGCGCAACCTTCGCGACCGAGAGGCGCGCGAGCTGGAGATCATCGAGTCGATCGCCGCTCACGCGTTGCCGCCGCAATCGTCGACGCCATCGCCTGTCATCGTGCCGAGAGGTCGACCGCGAGTGCGCACGAAGGTCGAACAAAATGTTCCCCGGCAGTCGATGCTGCCGCCGCCGATGGGCAACGCGTCAGACTTCGAGCCCGTCTCGGAGCGGATCCTCAAGCCGCCCGCGAATGCTCGGCACGCACTCGCATGTGTCGAGCCTCTCGCCAAGCGACGCGCGCGCGCCTGAGATTGCGCGCGAGCATGTCTGCGTCGCCACTCTGATCGGAATACCGTGCAAGGGACCCTCCTAGGTCTCGGGTGATCGGTGCGTGATTGGCGAGGCCCTTTTCAGACAAGGGCCTCGCCTGTCATTTCGATCGGGAGGTCGTTTGTGAAACGTCGACATGCGGTCAACATCGACGATCGCCGTTGGGGCCGAGTGCCTCGCTTCCAATGCAGCGGCAAGATCCTGCGAGACGCGCGCGAGAGCGCATCGCTCACGTTGCGAGTCGTGAGCGACAGCACGGGGATCGCAGGCTGCTCAATCAGCGACATGGAGCGCGGCATCGTGGCAACGCCTCTGCATCACGTGCACGTGCTCTGTCGCAGTCTGAAGCTCGATCAGGCGAAGCTCGTCGAAGCCATTTTGCAAGACAAACTTTTCGAGGTCGGGTTGCTCGGCTTCGAGGTGCGTGTGGCCCCGGGGCCACACGGCCCGATCGCAGCGCCCGAGCCGACCGAGGTGGTTGACCGGCCCGGCTCATCTGAGCCCGCTAGCGGCTCGCAGACGGGCTCGAGGAGGTCGTAGCGCTAGGTCGCCACGTCTACCAGGCTGCAGCCGTCAAAACGTCTCGCAGAGGCCCGGTGAGCCGATGTGGGACATGGCTATGCTGAGAGCGCTAGACAGCGGGCCCCTGATGCGGGACACTAATGGTGTGACGGGACTACGTTCAGCCTTGCGCAACGCTAGCAGGCGCAGCCGCTTGTGCAGCACGCAACCAAGCTGCCGCGGCGGCACTCGGGCGCTTGCGTCGACGCGTGCTCTCGCAGACGGCGCAGAGAGTCTGTCGCCCGGTCTTGCGTACGTAAGCCTCGCCACACTTGCGACAATCAGGCGTTGCGATCGTTTGAGTACCGAGCCAAGTGACATCGCCTCCGGTGTTGTCGGCGATTTTACTCAGAGCCATGTTTTCGATCTGCCGCACTCGCTCGCGTGTGATGCACATGACACGGCCAATTTCTTCGAGCGTCATGCCGAAAGGGTGCTCGCTTACGGCACGTTGCGCGGCGGGGTGCATTTCCCATTCGAGATCCGACCACGGATCGGGTATGTGCGCCGGGGCTCGACCGCGTCTCGGTGCGGGTCTTTGGGGACAGACCTCTGGCACGGATTGAGATGTCGCAGCGATCGGCGTTTTTCGGATGCGAATCTTGTACGGCACGTCAGACGTTTTAGTGGCTACCGCAATGTGGGAGCTAGGTGCTCCAGCTATTGCGCGGGCGATTTTGGTTGCACATAAACGAGTCTTCAAGAGGGACGCCTAACGGCCCGCATCGGGCACGAGACGAAAGATCATGAGAAAAGTATTGTTGTTGAGTGCGATTCGGATGGTGCGCGGCGACAAGGCGGCTTTAGAAGAGATTCTGCGCGCTCTGCGCAAGACGTCCGGAAATATGCGGCAAGCCTGTGAGCAACTCGGGCTCGGCAAATCGTCGATGTACCGGCTCATCGAAGAGCTTGGTGCGCGAGACGCGGTCGACGCTCTGATCGAAGCGAAGGGCTACAAGATCAAGGGCCGCGACAAGGATCGCGCAGTCGAGCCGGCTCGTAAGCGCAAGGCTTCTGTGACGACTCTCAAGACGAAGCCCGAGCCCGTAGCTGCACCGGGCCCGCGCGCTCGCGTCAAAAAGGCGTCTGCGTGAGCTTGTCTGACAAAACCTGTCGAACGTTCGCGATCAACACTCGAACGTTCGTGCTGCAGTCGGCCCCGGAGGTCTCGCCAAGCGAGAAGCTGATCAGTAGCGCGACGGTGCTAGCGATTGGCTCGCACGAGCACGTCAGCATTTGGAATCGAGGCTGCCACGCGGGCGATCTCGTGATGAAAGAGGGCGACGGCGTGCCATTCGCGATCGCACTCGGGTTGGTCGAGGTCGACAAGTGAGATGCAACTTCTGCAACCTGCGAGACGTCCGACGTTGGGCTGAGTTGAAAGGGCAAGTCGTGCACCTCGTCGACAACAAGCTCGACGGCGGCGTTACGGTTATCGTGTGTCGGCCCGACGAAACGCCGACACACCCCGATCACTTCGTCGCGTGGTTCATGGCTCTGCCGGATGCTTGCGCATGTTGACCTTGCTCGAGGGCCGGGTCCGAGTGCCCGATCTCTGGCGTGGCTATCGCGTGCTCTCGTGCGATCCACATCCCGACTTCGCAAACAACTACGAGTTGATCATGACCGATGGTGACCACGTCGCGTTTCAGCTCATCAGCAACGTGTGTCTCGAGCGTGCATACAATCCGCAACCGTTCATCATCAGCGCGTTAAATCGCTGCGCCGATCTGCTCGATCAACAAAGGCGTAAGCGCACAAAGACGTGATAGGCCTCGCGAGTGCTCTGCACTCGGTGTCACAAGCAAGCCGCTGTCGAGGGAACACGTCGCTGCGATTCGTGTCGCGCGTACTCGAACGCTCGACAACGCGAGCAACGCATCCGACGCGAGCGCGAAGCCAGATGCCTCTGCGGGCAACCGTGCGGCGAGTACCTCACTCGGTGCGATGCATGTCTCGACGAAGAAATGCGCGCTCGCGAAGAGTTGCAGGCCCGACGCGAGCGCGAGCATGCGTGCATCTTGTGCGGCAAACGTAGCCCTACAGCCGGCCTCAAGACGTGCCGAGTCTGTATCGACCGGCTACTGCGGCGTTGAGACCGCTGCGGCCCGCACGCGCGCTCGAGGGCCGGTCGTACGCTTCGCTTTGCCTGACGTGAGTCTTTCCCAGCGCTCGACGATGACGTCGCAGTATTCGGGCGACAGCTCGATCGATGTGCAGGAGCGTCCGAGCTGTTCCGCTGCGATGAGAGTCGAGCCCGAGCCTGCAAACGGGTCGAGGACCGTGCCCTCGCTGAAACCCAAACACCAAGCCATCAGAGCGACAGGCTTTTGAGTCGGGTGCTGCCGCTTCTCGGATTCGCCCGCGCGAATCATGCCATTCCAGAGCTGCCGATGAATGCGAGCGGGCCCGGGCCGATTCGACCAAGCAAGCTCGGCATCTGCAAAGTTGTTTTGGATCTCGGTGTCGACTCGCTTGTCCCAAATCAACCAGCCACCGACGGGCGGCAGCTGATCGGCGAAGTAGTTGCCTCCCCAAATCGTGACGACATCAGCGAGCGCGATGAGCCATCGGACCTCGGGCGTTTTGCCGTCGCCTGCGATCGGCGTGTACTTGCCCTTCTTCGCTTTGTGCCACGGCCCATCGATGCAACCGACGACGCCCTTTTGCACAACGGCAATGCCGTATGGCGGATCAGCCAACACGGCGCCGAATCGATCCGCATGTTTCACGGTCAACGCATCGCCACAAATCAGCCGATGCTTGCCGAGCGTCCACACATCCCCGAGCTTGCTGACCGGCTTGCCTTTCGGCAGCTCGGGGACCTCGTCTTCGGTGATCTCGCTGCGAGCTTCGCGATCGGCATCGGCGATCAGCTTCTCGACCTCGGCAGCCGTCCAACCGGTGCCGGGCAGATCGTCGGTATGCTTCGACATCAACGCGGCGAGTTCGGTGTCATTCCAACCGCCTTTGATCACGAGTTGATTCGAGGTGACTAGGTACGCCTCGGCTTCGTGCTCGTTGCGGAAGTTCACGCCGCGCACGACGGGAACACACCATGTGCCGTCTGCAGAGACCTCGATGCGATCGGGCGGCGGCTGGCCCATGGCTTTCTTCGCAAGCAACTTCTCGAGGCGACCATGCCCCGCAACGATGCGCTGCGTACCCTCGTCGAAGCAGATCGGCTCGACGTAGCCGAACCGATCGAGCGACTCACCGAGCCCGTCGAGGTCGTGCTCTTTGGGGTTGCCTGGCCATGTCGCCAGCTCTTCGAGGGGCACCCACTCGAGGCGCATCTTGCTTTGTGGCCCCGGGGCCACACGGGTGTTCCGACGTTGAGTCAAAGGCCAGCAACCTTTCCGTTGTTCCAACCGGCATGAAAGCCGGGCGTGCTGCCGATCCTGGGATCTTGCTCGGTCCAATCGCGCCCGAGCGTTCGATACTGCACCGGGATGTCGTGATCGCCCGCAAGCTGGACCGCGATCAGCATGCCGTCGCTGACGCCGAGATCGGTGCAGACGATCACGGTTTCCGCGAGTAGCAGCCAAGCACAATGCGATGCGATGCCGTGCGTGCGATCGGCGTCTCGTGTGTCGTCGAGGACTCTCGGATAGAGCAGATGGCCCAAGAATGGCGCCTCGCCTCGACGAAGCGAATCGAGCATGCACGCGTCCGCATATTGGAGGTTGAGCTTGAGATCACCTCTGAAGGGCGACTCAATGCAGACGGGCTTCGCGGTCGGTAGGATCATTTCGATTGGCTCGGCTATCCGACGATCGGGTTGGTCTTGAGATACGCTGCGGGCAGTTACGAGAGCAAGTTGAGGGATCGATGAGCCTGCAGCTTCTACAACTAGCAGTTCCCGCGAGTGGCGATACCGGACCCGGCGCCGGTCGAAGCGTTCGCGATCTCAGTCACAAGACCCTGCAGATCGTCGGCGGCGAGGGATCGTGGGATGTCCAAATCTCGCTGAATGGCACCGACTTCTCGACGATACTCAGTGGCGTCGACCCGGGCGGGATCTACATTCTCGAGCACGCGTGCTCGCACGTTCGAATCAACGCTCTCGTCAACACGGTCGCGCCGGTCGTGTGGCTCGCGGGCCACAACTAAAGACTGGATCCGATGGCCCCTCGAGACGGCGAGATCAGCGCGGAGCAGCGCATCGAGAGTGTCGCGCAACAGCGCGACACCGTGGTCAAGGCGTACGAGATCGGGCGCGACTACGCCGGGCTCGAGAAAGCAGAGCAGCAGAGCGAGTCGTCTGACGACACGATCATGAGCATCTCGACGGCGTTCGCTCGAGACCAGATCGAGCCGCCATACAGCCCGGATCACCTCTGCAAGTTGTTCGAGCATTCGGCGTCGTTGCGACAGAACGTCGACGCGTACATGACGAACATCGACGGGTTTGGACACACGTTCGATCCGGTGATTCAGCTGAAAGAAGCCGCGGGCCGCGACATGGTGCGCGACGCGATTTTCATCGAGCGATACGAGGCCGCGCATAGCGGCTCGGTGCGGCAACCGGGCGGGCCTGTGACACCGACGCCGGGCACGCCCGCGAAGCCGACGCCGGAAGTGCTGATGCCGACCGATGAAGACATCGAGGCTCGGATCGAGCAGTTGCGGGCACAGATGCGCATGGAGCGCGCGCGAGTCGAGAGCTTCTTCTCGTACTGCGTTGCCGAAGAGAGTTTCACGAGCTTGCGGCGCCGCACTCGCCAAGACATCGAGGTCACCGGGAACGGCTATTGGGAAGTGATCCGCAACGGTGTCGGCGAGATCTCGCAGTTCGTACACATCCCGTCGCGGTCGATGCGCGTGACCTCGAAGAAGGCGCACTCGGTCGAGGTGCCGCAGCTCGTGCGATTCGGTTCGCTCGCCCATCGCAAGGAAACGTTTCGCCGCAAGTTTCGCCGCTACCTGCAGACGGGCGGCGATCATCCGATCTGGTTCAAGGAGTTCGGCGACCCGCAGATCCTCAGCTCGAAGACGGGCAAGTCATACGACTCGGTGCCAGCGCTCGAGGCCGCCGAAGTAGGCGTCCCGGAAGCAACCGAGGTGTTCCATTTCAAGATTCATGCGCTCACGACGAGTGCCTACGGTGTTCCGCGGTGGATCGGGAACCTGCTCTCGGTGCTCGGCTCGCGAGCTGCCGAAGAAGTGAACCTCGCCTATTTCGACAACAAGGCGATCCCGCCGATGGCGATCCTCGTGAGCGGCGGTCGACTCGGCGAAGAGTCAGTCAAGCGCATCGAGGATTTCGTCGAGATCCAGATCAAGGGCCGCAAGAACTTTCACAAGATCCTCGTGATCGAAGCTGAGACGACACAGGGCGCGATCGGGCTCGGCAGCGAGAACGCCGGGCACATGCGGGTCGAGATCAAGACGTTGACAGACGCGCAACTCAAAGACGGTCTGTTCCTCGCCTACGACAGCGCGAACATGGACAAGGTCGGGATGGGTTTCCGGCTGCCCCGATTGCTACGTGGCGACATTCGCGATTTCAACCGCGCATGTTATTCGGGCGACACTGAGACGCTCACCGAGGATGGTTGGAAGCTGCATCGCGAGATCGAACCTCACGAGAAAATCGCGGTTTATGATCCCGAGGCCGCAGAACTGCGGTTCGAAGTGCCAGCTGCGAAGCATGTGTACGAGGTCGACGAGGACCTCTATCGGTTCGAAAGCCAACACACGGACGCTCGTGTCACCGGCAATCACAAGATGCTCGTGCGCTGTCCGCAACGCGGTTGGCAGCAAGAGCCGGCTGCATTCGCGGCAACGCGAAGCCGGCTCGAGGTGATCAGTGCGCCCGAGGTCGACCGGCACGGTTGCGCGCTCTCGAATTTCGTGTTGCCAAAGCAGTGTCAGATCGAGCGAGGGCATTCGCATGAACCGATCGCTGCGAGCGATTGGCTCGAATTTCTCGGCTACTACCTCTCCGACGGCGGTCTGCTCGAGACCGACAACCCCGGAGCCCCGTATGTCGTGTTCCTGCGACAGAAAAAAGAGCCGTTTCGAACGCAGATGCAGGCGTGTCTCGATCGCATCGGTTGGCACTATTCGACGCAGATCAAGGCCGACGGGACGAGCGTGTTCTGCATCTCGAACCGCTGCCTGCGATCGTGGTTGATCGAGGCTTGCGGAGGTCGCTCTGCAGGCCGGCGCATGCCAGAGGGTTACGCGACCGGCTTGCCTCGAGAGCAACTCAAAATCCTCTGGACTGCGATGCAGGCAGGCGATGGCTCGAGGGGCCGGCAAGACACGAACGGTGGATATTACTCGGCGTCGAAAGCGTTGATCGACGACACTCAAATCGTCGCGCTGCGGCTCGGTTTGCGGACGGTCGTTCGATGGTCGGAGAGCGCCCGAGTGTTCCAGCTCGGTTGGTCGAGCTGGAAAACGGCTCAGCTCCGTGACAGTCATGTCGAGCGAGAGCGCTACGTCGGCGAGGTGTTTTGCTTCGAGTGCCCGGGCGCTGGATTCTTCGTCACCCGACGCAACGGCAAGATTGCGATCCAGGGGAACAGTGCAGAGGCCGCGCTCGACTTTGCTGAAAGCCAAGTCTTCGGGCCCGAGCGTAACGACTTCGACTTCTCGATGAACAGACACGTGCTCCCGGCGCTCGGGATCCACCACTGGCAATTCAAAAGCAACGGCCCGCGCCTGAGCGACTCGCAGAGCTGGGGGGACATGATCATCAAGCTCACGACCGCTGGCATTCTGACGCCCGAGGATGCGCGCGCGCTCACGGGCACGAAGGTGCTCTCGCAAGAGTTGCCTCTCATCACGGCCGACTGGATTCGCCAGCCTCTGCCTCTGACGATCGCAGGCGTGCAGCTCGACACCTCGCTCGACAACAACATCCCGCTAGCCGCGGCAGAGGGCGCTGGAGGCGCTGGGTTGCCCGATACGACCACGGGCCCGACGCCAGCACCGGGACTCGTCTCGGCTGCCAAAGCGCGGTTGCTGGCGCGCGCGAAAGACATGATCCGGCTGCGAGACGCGTTTCGTAAACAAGAGACCGCTCAGGCGGTGGCCACGCACAAGAAACTGCAGGCTGCGGTCGAGGCTCAACCCGCAGACGACGAGATCGTGATCCGTATGACGGCCGAAGAGCTGGCGACGAATTTCGGAATCACACGCAAAGACTCATGAGCATCTGGTCACGCGGTGTGGCAGCAGCCGAGGACCTTGCGACCGAGCTGCTCGGCGTGAGCGTGCACAAGGCCATCGACCCGCTCGACCCGGACGGTTTCGTCGTGATCGGCGATCGCGTGGCCGCTGCGTTGCGCAAGGCGGTTCGAGGCGGCGAGGCCGACGTCGTGCGCGGCGCCCTCGATGCGCTCAACATCGATTGGAACAAGGCCTCTCCGAACGCAGTCGACCGGGCGATCGAAGCCGCGAAAGTTTCGATCAAAGCGCACTACGAAAAGTTCGTGCTGCCGAAGGTCAACGACACGCTCGAGTTACAGGGTCCGATCCTGATGAAGGGCGTCAAGCGGGCCGTGATCGCTCGCGAGCAGATCGAGATAGCCCCGGTGCTCACGCTGCGAGATGAGGGCGCCGAGACCGCGATCCGACGGCAGCACGTCAACTTCATTCGCAACGGCGCGGGCAAGCGGCTCGAGAGGATGAGTGAAGAAGCCAGAGCCATCGTTGCTCGAGGCTTTTCGGAGGGCCTCGGTCGCAACGTCATCGGGCGAGACCTCAAAGACCATTTCACTGATCGGATCGTGCGACCCGACTCGTATTGGAACGTCGTAGCGAGCGCGTACATCGGTCGAGCACGGTCGACGTCGCAGGTCTACGCGTACGAGGATGCGGGGATCCAGACGTTCGAGGTCGTCGCGGTGCTCGACGAGGTGACGACCGATCAGTGCCGATTCATGGACGGCAAGGTGTTCACGATCCGATCGGCTCGCCAGATCCTCGATACGGTCGAAGACATCGAGGATCCCGAGGACGTCGTGCTCGCGAATCCGTGGATTCGAAAGGGCCGAGATCCCGCAGGTGGTATGCGGCTCTTCGTGCCGACGAAAGGCGGGGGAACAGAAACGCTGGCGAAGATCGATCGCAGCGGCCTCGGCAAGCTCGACGACAAGGGCTCATTCTCGGGCGGCAAGAGCGCTGCCGGCATGAGCAAGCTCGGTGTTTCGATGCCGCCTTATCACGGGCTCTGCCGAACGGTGATCGTCGCTGGCGCAGAGATGTCCGAAGAGAAGCCGGTGCGTGCGCCGAGAGCGAAGCCAGCGCCGAAACCGAAACCGAAGCCGCCGCCCGGTGCCATGGGTGCCGGTGTGTTGCCAGATGTTCCGAGACCGTCTGCAGCTCTGAAGAAGAAAGCTTCGACATTGCATACTGAGTCACCGCGTTTCTACTACGACAGCAAGAACACGCCGACCTCGCCAGAAGCGTTGCTCGAGTTTCGAGCTGGTAAGTGCATGGCGTTGATGTCTTCGCCAGAGACCAAACGCGAGTACGCAGATTGGATGTCTTCGTGGGTCGGTCGAAGCACAAAAGAGCTTGCGACGAAGGCGCGAAAAGGCGTGCTCGTCGAGAAGACAGCTGCGCAAGATGGCTATCTCGCAACGCAGGCCTGGATCGAAGCGCACATGCCCGAGTTGCGGAAGCCGCGCGTGATCAACGGCGTGGATGCTCCGCCGCTCATCGACGAAGACGGGTTTGTAACGCTCTTTCGAGGCGTGCACGGGCAGCCTGCACGAGAGTGCCGCAAGGCTCACTCGAAGAAGGAAACCCCCAAGCTCGAGATTCGCGATGCTGCGTCATGGTCGGAGGATCGCGATATCGCTCGCAGCTTCACTTTCGGCGGTGATGACGGTGTCGTGTTGATGCAAAAAATCCACTACACGCGTGCTTTCAGCTGCTTTCGCGCAAATGGGTCGGGTTGGATCGGCAACAACGAGCAAGAGTGGACGATGCTGCATGACGACGACTTTATTGAGGTAAATGTCGTAGAACTGATGACACGTTGACGACGTGTCCCGGATATGGGATTATTGCTCAGTGGGGATTCTCAAAATGACCGACGTGATCAAACTGCCCGACGAGCAACACGACTGGCTCGGCTCGATGCGACTCAACGCGTTGCGCGAGCGAGGTTGGACAGGGTCGGCTCTTGAGTTTCGTGTGATGGCAGATCGGCTCAATGCGGACCCGATCGCAGGCGGTTTCACAGAGCCGGCAGAAGAAGACCGGATCGAAGCCGAGCGAATCGAAGCGGGCGCGTTGCAGATCTCGGACCCGCATTCCGACGACGATAGCTGAATCGAGGGACACAAGCGCTGGCGATGTGGGCGGATAGTGCGCCTGGAAATCGACAGCGAGTGCGCGAGCCCGGTAGGGCTTTCGTATGGCCGGTGAGCTGATCGAGTTGTTCGTCGACAAGACGCTCGGGCGTCGCGTGTTGACGAAAATCCAAGACGTGATCTCGACCTCGTTCGTCGACGATCGTTCTCGCATCACTCGAGCTGAGACGATACGGCGATTCAAGATCGTCGAGACGCTGTTCCGCGAGTTGCGGGCCGAGGGTTGGCCTCATCAACGCATCCTCGATGTGATGCCCGAGGCTCTGCGAAGCAAGCTCGACGGCACGCCATGGGAGCCAGACTTCACTCGCAACGTTTGGATGCCGAGCGGTAGTCGCGGTTGACGGACGCGTCACAAGTTGCGCCGGTCAGTCGATCGAGCATCTACTTGCCGGCTAAGGGAGCCCGACAGAATGCCGACCTTTGCAGAGCAGATCGCCGCTACGAACGCCAAACTCGACGCACTGATCGCCGGGCCGCCGCCGCCCGCGCCGCCTGCACCCGAAGAGTTGAAGCTCACTCCTGCAGAGGCGCTCGCGACGATCACGGCCGAGCTGAACAAGAGTGACACGACGCCAGATCGCGCGACTTACCTCAAGTCGGTACTCGCCGAGATCGCCAAGTCGCACTGGGAAGCGACCTCGTTCATTCAACTCAAGGTGTTGCACGACCCGCTTCTGCAGGTCGCGACGACGACGGTTACCCCGGTCGCGAATGCGAGCACGGGCCCGGCAGCCACTGGCTTCTCGAGCAACGCGCCATTGACCGGCATGGCCAAAGCTCAAGAGATGCAGAAGCTGATCGTCGACCGCGATGCGCTCAAGAAGGCGATCGAGAAGTCGCGGCTCACGGACAAGATGGCCGAGATCAAGACCGTCTTTCAGATCGCGGACACCGAGATGGAGAGCGAGTACGACCTGCGATGGAAGATCGGCGATATCGTCGACATGCTGCAGAAGGCGATCAAGCTGGAGCAGTTCGTCGGGGATCCGATGCTCGCGCCGGTCGCGGCGCCGTATGCACCTCCGGGCACGACGCCCCCAACGCCGACGAGTTTCACGGCGAATGATAAGTCGCCCTGGCCCGCCGACATGGCGAAAGCCAAGTTCGACGACAAAGAAGGCCTTTTCAAGGCCGAGCTGCCCTCTTGGGGCCGTGACGGCGAGAAAGCCTAAGTGCCAGAGGCAACGTTCAAGTCGGCGATCGCAGGGGCTCTCGCTCTCGTACCCGAGGGCCCCGATACCGTTGTGGTCGACGGCGGCGACGAAGCGGCCGACGTCATGACGTTGATCGCGACCGCGCAGCAGTCGGGCTCATCGTGGGTCGTTGAGATCCCGCAAGTTGGCTCGATGCTCGAGAAGCTCTCGAAGCAAGAGAACCTCTCGGTGTTCTACATCGAGGCGTTGCCGGGCAGTCTCTTCGTGACATGCGAGCCACTCGCGGCGGGCCGCAGTAGCGTATTGATGAGCAAGGGCGTGATCGGCTACACCGCGCCCGAGCCGCCGCCCGAGATCAAGCCGGGGCACGAAGCGACGCACAAGCGGATCACCAAGCTGCTCAAGACTGAAGAAGAGCGCTATGTGCTCGGCGTCGTGCTCGTACCGGAACACGCCGACTCGCAAGGCGACATCTACTCGCACGAAGAGGTCCGCAACGCGGCTCACGTGTACATGGAAAAGGCTCAGGCTCTCGGCAAGCAACACGGCGAGATCGTGACGGGCAAGCTCAAGATCCTCGAGAGCTACGTCGCACCGGTCGACTTCGTGCTCGAGGCAGAGACGATCACAAAGGGCACGTGGATCCTCGGTATCCGAGTCGTCGATGACGACCTCTGGACCGAGGTCAAAAAGGGGAGCTTTACCGGCTTCTCGATCGGCGGCGAGGCGTACCGCTCACCCGAGTCACGCGGGTAGTTTCATTGCGGTGCGGATCCGCACTCAGTTACGTTGATCGACAAGAGGGCTGAACTGTATGACACACCGACAGCGAGTGCGGGTCCGCAAAGAGGAACCGGCTGCAGGCGCAAAGACTCGATTGACGGAGATCGTCGTCAACGAAGTCTCGATCGTCGATCGCGCTGCAAACCAGCGGAAGTTTCTCGTCGTCAAGGCGGACCCACCGGCGCCGCCCGCGCCGCCCGCGCCGCCCGCAGCGACGCCGCCCGCGGCTGCACTGCAGATGTCGCCAGAGTTCAAGGCGACCGTGGCTCAGGTGCTCAAGAGTGCGACCGAGAAGATCGCACTCGTCTCGAGGGCTCTCGAAGGCGCAGTCGAGACACCTGGAGCCCCTCCGCCGCCCGAGCTACTGCAGCAGATGGTCGCGATCGGCGGTCTCTTCGCAGCCAAGCCGACGGCGCCAGCGGCCCCTCCGCCGCCCGCGCCAGCTGCCGCGCCGACCTTCAAGGCCGGTCGCAAGATCAGCGCGGCTCGTCTGGCGCAGCTCAACGCAGCCAAGCTCGCGATCGACAGCGTGATCAACGACGTCGCAGAGCCCGACGACAGCGACGACGACGACAAGGACACCGACAAGGGTGCGCCCGACAAGACGACGAAGAGCGACGAGCCTGTTCCTACGCCGCCCGCGGCATCGCCCGAGATGACGGCGATCCAATCCGCGGTCGCTGCACTCGCTGCGAGCATGGAAAAGATGACGCTCGTTTTCGACGCGCAGAATAGCCGCCTCGAGTCGCTCTCGAAGTCACGCGGCGAGAGCCGACAAGTCGACATCGACAAGGCCGCGCCCAAGCCAGCCAAGCCCGTCGTTTGGGGCATGGACATGAACAAGCCGCTTCCGACCGATGCGCCGATCGAGCGCAGTTTCTAAACCCCGAACCTGACTGATCACCGTTTGAACGGGCGACCCGACCGGGCGCTCTTTGGAGATTTCCGTGCAAGCAAACAAGACGATCCTCGAAAAAGCCGACATGGCTCTAGGCGACCTGACGGCCGGAGGGTTGCTCTTGCCGGCTCAGGCTCAGAAGTTCATTCGCATCCTCATCGACGAGGGCAAGCTAATGAAGCTTGCGACCGTTACGCCGATGAAGTCGCACACGCAGGAGATCAACAAGATCAAGTTCGGCACTCGTGTGCTACGCGCCGGGCAAGAGAACACGGCACTGCTCGCGGCCGAGCGTGCGAAGCCGACGACGAGCAAGGTCTCGCTCGTTGCGAAGCTCTTCAAGGGTCAGGTCAATCTGACCTACGAAGTGCTCGAGGACTCGATCGAGCAAGAGACTCTGAAGACGACGATCATGCAGCTGATGGGCGAAGCCATCGCTCGCGACATCGACGAAATTCTCGTGCGTGGCGATACGACGCTCGTAGCCGATCCGTTTCTCGCGCAGTTCGACGGCGTGCTCCGACAGGCGGTGAGCAACATCGTCGACGCGTCGCAGACGTCGCTTACGAAGTCGATTCTGCGCGACATGATCAAGGCAATGCCGAGCGCATTCCTGCGCAACAAGCAGGACCTGCGATTCCTCACGTCGGTCGATGCAGAGATCGACTATCGCGACTCGATCAGCAACCGCATGACCGACAAGGGCGACAAGGCTCTCGACGGCGCAGCGCCGGTCGGCTACTCGGGCATCCCGGTGATCGACGTGCCTTTGTTCCCTGAGAACCTCGGCGTCGGTACCAACGAGACGGACATCTTGTTGCTCGACCCGAAGAACATCAACGTCGGCATCTGGCGCAACATCCAGATCGAGACCGACAAGGACATCGAGGCCGGTCGCGTGATCATCGTCGTGACGATGCGCATGGACATGAAGTTCATCGAAGAGACCGCGGTCGTCAAAGCTGTCGGCGTGACTGTTTCCTGAATCTCGGGTTGCGCTCTCAGGCGCGCACCGAGAGGGGCCGCCGACCAACCGGTCTGGCGGCTCTGTTATTTGAAAGGACCGAACGATGTCGATGCTAGTCAGACTCAAGCCGATCAACGAGCGCAAGGGCTTCGTGGTCCGAACCTACATGGTCGAGGGCGCTCGATTTTACGTCGACCGCGGTTGGTACGAGGTCGACGACTCGTTGGCCGACAAGCTCTCGAACCTGCATCAGAACTATGACGATCCCGACAGCCCGCCGTTGTTCGACGTGCTGTCGCGCTCGGCTGCAGAAGCTCTAGAGCAGCAAGAGATCGATCGCGAAGCGAATGCACGTGCGTCTGCGAGTCGACCGGCTACCCCTGCAGGCTCGCGGCGAGTCTCGACGCCGGGCCGTGCTCGTACGGGTCGAGCAGAAGGCGAGGGCGACTTGACCTCGGCAGACGTCACGGGTCGGCGCCCACTGCTTGACCCGGATCCCGACGGCGAAGAGCTGGTCAACGAGAACGACGAAGGTCGAGCGGAGCGCTACTACCACGGCCCGCGGAACAACCCGTCGCACAAGAACAAGCATCAGCACGAAGACGACGGCACCGAGAGCGCGCCCGACTACGACGGCACCGACGCGGGCGCTGACAGCGGGCCCGACAACACGTTGAGCAGCGGGAACTTTCTCGCTCGCGACGAGCCGAAGAGCGACGACGAGCGCAACACGCGCGAGCGCGTTGCGGACATCGCTCGCGTCAAGTCGGTTGCCGACAAGACCCGAGCGCTCGCGAAGATTCATCGGCGCGACACGGCCGAGGATCGACACGAGCACGATCGCGAGGTCGACTCTGAACAAGCGAGCCGGCACGACAAGGATCCGGCCGAGATGTACGCGCGCACCAAGACGCTCGAGGTCACTCAGTACGACGACGTCGAGAAGCCTTCGACGCATGTGTTGCAGGGGCGAGGCGATCGGCACGAGGAGCACAAAGAGCGTGCGCGCGATCAGCAGTTGGCTCAGGACAAGACACAGGTCGGGCGCAACAAGCCCGATACCACGCACCACACCGACGAGACGCGCGAAGAGCTTGCGGCGCGCAAGCGTATCGAGCACGACCGCACGATCAACGACCGCACTCGTGCTGCAGCTCGACCGGATGACAAGGCCGTAGTCGAGAACGCGAATCGCACGCATGCCACTCGCACGAAGGGCGAGCACGCGACTCGAGTGAAGGGCGAGCAACTCTCTGCGAAGGACGCTCCGCAACACAGCGCGTCCGAGAAGACGAAGGCCGAGGTGTCCGAGCGCAACCGCGCAGAGAACGCGGCTCACACGACCGAGAGCGGGCGCCAGACTCGGCGCAAGCACTGAGACTGCACCCCGATCGCGGGGTTGTTCCGAGCGGGCAAACTTACTCGCTCGAGAGAAGGATGAATCGCAGTGCCGAGCCTCTACGCGACTGTTGCGCAGCTTCGCGACGAGGGCGTTGCAGAAGAGATGCCCGATGCACGGTTGATCGAAAAGATCGGCCGTGCATCGCGTCAGATCGATCGGTGGTGTGGATGGTGGTTCTGGCCGAAGCCGATGGATATCGTGCTTGACGGCTCTGGCTCGCACATCCTGCAGCTCGGGGTTCCGATCTGTGAGCTGACGAGCATGGTGATCGACGGCGAGATTACGCCTCTCACCGAGGTGCGCGTGTACAACCGGCATCTCACGCAAGACCTGTCCAACCCGGACGATCGGAACAACCCCAAGCTCGTTTGGGATGGACGGTTCCCGCGGGGCACGGTCAACACTCGTCTGATCGGATACTTCGGCTACACCGATTTCAGCGAGACCGATCCGCTTGGCGAGACGCCGGTTCTGATCGCTCAGGCTTGCGCCATGATGGTGATCGCAGACCTCGCAGTGCTCGGTGATGCCGATGCTCGAGACGAGGCACGCAACCGCGGCCGAGTGACGGGGCTGCGAACGCGAGACCAAGAGATCTCGTATGCCGATCCGGCGCGCGACTCACGCGGTGTCGGCGTGTGGACGGGCGACAGCACGATCGACAGCATCATTGCCTCGTATCGCAGGCCGCCGACGCTCGGTGCCGTCTGATGGGCACCCGCATTGTTTTTACGTGTGAGCGCTGCTCCTGTGAACAGACGTTGGCAGACCCTCACGTGCCGGGCGAACGGTATCGAGTGTCCGTCGTCGACGAAGGCGCACCGGTCTTGCGCGGGATCAGAACGACCACCATTGAGATTTGCGCGCGATGCGAGACAGCGCTCCGCGTGTGGCTTACTCGAAGAGGATCGCCATGCCTAGAGGCCGGCTGATCTTCCCGTTCATCGTCGAGCTAGGTTTGCTCGACACCGCTGCGACCGCTGCGGATCCCGACGGCGCGGGCCCGCAGACCTCGGGCTACGACGACGAGTTTCGCGAGCCGGTGATGCTGCCGCCGACAGCGGGCGGCAGTGCGCGCGGCACGATCCATCGAGTCGAGACGACGGTCCGTTTCAAGGCGCAGATCGAAGACGACACGGCCGATGCGCTGCAGATGGCAGCCGCGGGCAACAGCCCGACGAGCACGATGGGTCTCGTGTTCCATTTCAGCGACCTCGAGAAGGTCGGCGCGGTGTCGATGCTCACGGGCAAGCCGTCGATCAAGGCGCCGGGCGCGCGACTGATCGCGATCTACAACCCTCGTAGCGGGCAGCTCATCGAACGATTCGACGAAGAGCCCGGGCTCTTCGCGACTCAGGCAAAGAGCCTAGGCTTTGGCCTCGGGCCCGATCGAAATCTGTTGCTCGTGATCTTCCAAGAACGCTCCGTCAGCGCTCAGGCGACGAGCTAATGTGTTCAAGGTTCAGCTCACCGGCGATTGGTCGAAGGCCAAAGGCATCTTAGGCGACTCGACGAGCCTCAAAGCCGCGATCAATTACGCGGTGATGCAAGAGGCGCAGCAAGTCAGACGCCAGATCGTCAAGGGCATCACGTCGCAGGCGCCGGGCGGTAAACAGTTCGCTCCGCTCGCAGCGACGACGCTTGCGCTACGCAAAGCGAAAGGTTTCAAGGGCAGTAAGGCGCTGCTCGTGACAGGTGGTCTGCGCAACTCGGTTACGGTCAAGCAAACCGCGACCGGGCGAGTGTTCGTCGGCGTGCTGAGAAACGCGCGCGGCAAGGACGGCAAGTCGCTCGTGAACATCGCTCAGGTGCACGAGTTCGGCGCGACGATCGTGATCAAGGTCACGCCCCGCATGCGCAGGATGCTTATGGCCAACCTTGCGAAGAGCAAGCTCGGCAAGACGAAAGAGAGCGGCGGTCGCGGCCCGGGCGGGCGTTTCAAGAAGTGGAAATTCAAGGCGAGCGGCGGCGGGCAGTTGAGCAAGGGGATCCTCGTGATCAAGATTCCGGCGCGACCGTTTATCGGGCCGGTGATCGATCAAGTGCTCTCGGATCCGAAAGCGTTGCAGCGACGACTCGCAGTGCGCATCGCCAAGAAGCTCCGACTCGCTCTCGGTTCGGCGTAGGCTTCGCGGGTGAGCATCCCGACGATCACAAGCGTGAGCCCGGCTCGAGGCCACACAGGCGGGCTCGGACTCGTCGAGGTACTTGGTACCGGCTTCAAAACGTGGGCTATCCCGGCGCCGACAGGAGCGCCTAGCGGGCCTGTCTGGCCGACCGTTGAGGTGTTGTTCGGTGGCAGGCGCGGATCGAATGTCGCGGTGGTCTCGTCGACGCGATTGTTTGTGCGCGCGCCGCCGTCGCCTCTCGCAGTGACAGGCCCGCGCTACGGCGAAGGGCCGGTCGACGTGACGGTCCGGAACATCAACGAGGACGGCTCGGTGGTGACGGCCGAGACGGCGACGCTCGCGGATGCGTACACCTACGAGCGACCGCAGCTCGGGCACATGAGCGATCTCGGTCGCTTGGTACGAGAGCTGATCCGCGCCTTGCGCTCGCAGACGTTAGCGAACGTTTCGATCTCGACTCATACCGATTGGGATGGCGACGTTTCGGACCTCGAGAACATCGTCGAGGTCGCAGCGTTGCCGGCAGTGGTGCTCTTCGGCCCGCGGTTGATCGAGAACAAGTTCTTTACCCAACACGGCACGTTGACGGCTGCAGCCCCGGGCGGCGGATACGCGGAGAGGCCCGCGCCGCAGACCGACGATCTCGTGTTCATGCTCGTCGGCGTGAGCAACCAAAAGCTCGAGGCATTCGCGCTGCAGTCGGCCGTTCGGCAGTTCTTCAAAAAGAACCCATGGCTGTACCTCGAGCGCGATCCAGAGCAGCCGGATCTCGGCTTCGTCAAGTACGACATGGTCCTAGATCCCGCGGGCATCGGCTTCGATCCGGCCTCGGACCAGAAGTCGAACCTCAGATCCTTTTCCGGTAGCTTCGTCGTGCGCGGCTTCGATCACGAAGACCTAGCGGGCTTCCCGGGGGACGATGTGATTGCTCGAGGCGCGATAGTCACCGAGTCACCGGAGATCACGACCGTCAAAAAGGGTTGAAATGGCATCCACGCTCAAGAACGAATCACGGCAAGCGGTGGTGCTGATCCTGGATCACCCCGCCTTTCTGACGAAGGCTCACGGCTGGCGTCGCACGACCGAAAAGTTTGCGTCGCAGAACGCGGCCGGTGTGCAGTCCGTCGTCGAGAAACGCCGATCCTATCCGGGCTCACTCACGCTGCAGCCGGGCGAGCAAGTGACCGATCTCGACGACGCGATCGCCGAGTGTTCGCAAGTGCCGGCGCTCGTCGCTGCAAGAGTTCTCTCGATTCGCACGGAGGCTAGCCGATGAGCGCGCAGTTACTCAGCTCGAAGATCGTGATCCAAGAAGAGCCGCCCTCGCTACGCACGATCCCGAACGTTGCGAGCGGTGTGCTCGCGATGACGGGGATCGCGGCGAAAGGCCCGGTCGGTGTCTCGACGCTCGTGACGTCGTTCGAAGAGTTCGTCCGCGTGTTCGGCGGCGACATCGCGAGCGGCATCGCAACGAGCGCGGCGCGCGGCTATTTCACGGGCGGCGGGCGGCGGATGTACTTCACTCGCGTCGTGCATTACGCCGACATCACGATCCCGACCTCGCAGACGAGCGCGCCGGGAACACTTGCACTCGCGACCGCGGCGGCGGCGCCGACGAGCGGTCGGCTCACCGGAACGATCGTTGGGCCGTACTCGCTCACGGATGGCGACACGTTGCTGATCTCGGTCGATGGCGCTCCGGCAGTCTCGGTTGTCATCGAGGCGGCCGACGTGGACGACATCGAGGCGGTGACGGCTGCGGAGATCAAGACAATCATCGAGGCGGCAGTCAACGGCGTACTCGTGACCGAGGTCGCGGGCGTGCTGCAGATCGCCTCGGCGACTACGGGCCCCTCGAGCGCCATACAGGTCACGGCGGTGTCGACGGCAGATGACGAGCTAGGTCTCGACAACGTGGCACACGCGGGCAGCTCGGGCGCTGCAGTGCCGACGTTGACCATCGATGCGAAGTACGACGGGATCTACTCCAACGATCTGACTGTGCTAATCACGTCAGCGACGTCGGGCAACGCGAGCGAATTCAATCTGAGCGTGCTCGACGGCGGCTACGTCGTCGCGAAGTACCCGAATCTCACGATGGTCGATTGGGCGCCTCGCTACGTCGAGACGGTGATCAACGCGACCGACGGATCGGGATCGGAACACATCCAGGTCACGGTGATCGGCGCCTCGGCCGATGCGCTTGCTGAACGACCGAGCAACAGCCCCGGCAGCCCGCCTGTCGCGTTCGGTCCGCTCGTCGGCGGCGATGACGGGCTCGTCGGTCTCACCGATGTCGATTTCGTCGGCGACGCCTCGAGCCATCTCGGATTTTCGTCGTTCAACCTCAACGCAGACGTCGACATTCTCATCTGCCCGGACCGAGCGACGCCGGCAGTGCACAACGCGGGTCTCTCGTATGCGAGCGTGACTCGCAATCAAGAGGTGTTCTTCATCGTCGACCCGCCTGCAGGCCTGAGCCCCGCTGGGATCATCGCGTACGTCGAGGCCACGGCCTCAATCAAAGAGTTGACCGAGGCAGGCGCGGTGTATTGGCCTCGTGTGAAAGTGCTCAATCCGAACAAGTCGGTGTTCGGTTCGAGCGACACGATCATTGTTCCGCCGTCTGGGCATCTCGCAGGCATGTTCGCTCGCGTCGACAGCGCTCGCGTCGGCGGCATCTACGATCCTCCGGGCGGTGTCGAGCGAGGCACGTTGCCGGGCGTGCTCGGATTCGAAAACGATCAGGTGAT